TCATTCCATCTCTCCCCCAATGATCCCGATCAGCGGCGGCGATTCCGCCCAGGTGCCGATCTGTCGCACCGTCACGCGGGTCCCGTCGGGTGCCGTGCCGATCCAGCCGGGCACCGACACCTCTTCCTCCCGCGCGCCGATAGTCAGCCGGTAGCGTTCCGCCTCCTCGCCCAGCGGCGCGTCGACCCGGTCGATCCAGCGCCAGCCGATCCGGCTGCGCCGGGTCCAGCCGATGGTGACCCGGCCATCCGCGCCGCGCATGCAGCGCCAGTGCACCGGTGCCGGTGGTCGTACCGACTGGCCGGTCACCGCCGCGAGCGTCTGCACCCCGTCGATCCCGTCGCCCACGCCATGGGCCAGGACGCGCACCGTCCGGCCGACCATGGTCGGGGGGAGGTCGACCAATCGCATGCTGGCCGCGTCGATCAGGACGAAGGGGTCGCCCGGTTTCGCGCCACCGATCATCGCCTCGGTCCCGCGCAGGCCGCGCCGCAATCGGGTGAGCCGCCAATGGCCGTCCCCCAAGGGCTCGGCACGCTCGAACTGGAGCAGCTCGCCGCCCAGCCACGCCAGATTGCCGCCTGCGTCGATCGCCGCCGTATCCGCATCGGCGAGATCCCCGGCCAGCGCCACGACCAAGGCCCCGCGCCGATCGAGCAGCGCGGCGCCCCCGCCAGGGACCGCCGACACCAGGCGACCGATCAGGCCGGGCATCGCCGTCCCGCCCAAGGCGATCCAGCTCGCGCCGTCATCCAGGCTGTAGGACAGGCCGGCCTGTCGCCATCCCGGGCCGCCGGCCGCGACGACCGACAGGCGGGGACCGGCCAGCGGCTGATCGTCAAGCGGGGGCAGCTCGAAGGCGATCAGACGGGTCGCGCCGACCGCCCGGTCGTCGTCGCGCGCGATCCGGCCGGGCGAAGCGGGCTGGATCGGCCCGGCATGGCCGATGGGCACGCAGGTCAGCCGCACCGCCATCGCTTCCCAGGCGGCCTCGATCACGCGCCAGCGCCCCGGCTCGCCGTCGATCGCGACGACAGTGCCCGGTGCGATGGCCAGCGCGTCGGGCCCCAGCGTCACGGTGCGCCGCACCCGCTCGGCCGCCAGCCGCGCCAGCCGGTCCTGTGCCATCGTCCGCGCGGTCGTCGCATCGAGTGCCGCCGCCAGATCGCGCCGCTCGTCGCGCACACCACCGGGGCACGACGCGCGCTGCATCCCGATCTGGTAATCACGGGCCGGGTCGTAATGGGCGATCGTCACGCTGGCGGGCAGGCTGGCATCGGCCGCGATCGCCCGCTGGCCGCGACGGCCGGCTCCTTGCGCAGCCATCCCCTCGTCCCTGATCATGCGCGCGGCCGCCTCACCCGGCGGCACCGACAGGCGAAGGCCATCGCCCTCGGCCACCCATTGCCCGCCGCTCATATCGGCCAGCATCGCCAGGACCGCACGCACACTGCCCCCGCTCGCCGCAAAGCCCGCGACCATGGTCCCGCCATTGCCCGGCCGCACGCCGGGCGACAGGCTCTGCGCGATGGCCTCGCACGACAGGGGGCCGGCATCGGCCTCCACCTCGAAGGTCAGTTGCGGGATACGATTGCCGAATTCGGCCAGCGCCAGCCCCTCGAACACCGCATAGGCGATGCCCCGAAAGGCCGAGGCGCGCGGCCCTTCGACCGAGGCGATCAGCGGATCGACCGCCTGATCCTCGGTGCCCGGATGCAGGCGGAACCCCGTCGCCACCTTGAAGTCGCCCGCCGCCCCGCGCAGCAGCCGACCATCGGCCCAGATCCGCCCCACCCGCCGGATCGCCCGTCCCGACAACGCCACCGCGAAATTGGCCGAATAGCTGTAGCTTTCGGTGCCCGGCCGCCCCTTGCCCCCGCCGGTCGTCCCCCGCGCCTCGATCAGATCGGTCGCCCAGATCACCGGTCCGGCGACGCGCATCGTGCCGAAGATGGCAGGCATCTGCGTGCCATAGGTCGATGTCTGCACCGACAGCTCGGCCAGACGCGGGCCTTGCCGGCCGGGTGAGCCCAGCACCGCATGATCAACCCTGTTGCCGATCAACGCCCCGATCGCGCCGCCCACCGGTCCCAGCAGCGCACGGCCCACCGTCCCCAAGACCAAGGTCGCCATCACCCCTCCCCCTTCCAATATCCCAGCACCGGCCAGGGCGGCACGCCCGACCGCCAGACGACACGGCGCAGCCCCGCATCGGCATGGACGATCCCGTCGCTCACCCGGATCGCCAGATGCAGCTGCCCCGGCCCGGCGCGCAGCAACAGCACCGCGCCCGGCGCATCCCCGCCGCGCGCGAACGCCGCGTCGAGCAGCGCCGCCACCCGCCCCGCATCCCCGCTGCGCCAGCCATAGCCGGTCGGCGCGCCCCGCCCCGTCGCCGCCGCGACCAGCCCGACACAGTCCAGCCCGTGCGCGGGATCGCGCCCGTGCAGCCGGAACCGCGTGCCGACCAGCGCCCGCGCCGCCGCCTCCACCGCACTCATGCGCCGGGATAGCGGGTGAGCAGGTCGATGCCGGGCAGGAACGGCTCGCCGCGGAAATTCACGACATTGCCGAAGCGCGACAGGCAGGTGTCCAGACGCTTGTCGCAGCCCTCGACCAATTCGATCTGCGGCTGCCCCTCGATCGCGAAGGACGGCGCGGCGGACAGCCAGATTTCCTTGCCGTCCGACCGCGCGATCACCGTCTCCAGCCCGGCATTGGCCCCGCCGAACCAGACCAGGCGGCCCTGACCATAGGCATTGGCGCTCGGCTCTGCGGTATCGAGGGTCAGCATCACCGCGCCGTCCCACCCCGTCACGCGCGCGAACCGCCGTCGCCCCGCCATCGCCACGCGGCAGCGCCGGTCGCCCAGCGTCGCGCGGCAATCGGGCGAGGTCTCCTCCGCCACCGGCCGGTCGAGCGACGCGCCGATCCCGCGCAGCTCGGCACTGAAGCCGCCCTCGCCCAGCTGCACCGCGCCGATCGTGCCTTCGCCCAGCGGCACCGACGCCGTCCTGTCCGCCCAGTCGACCGCGAACGCCGACACCCGCGCGCCGTCCCAGCGACCGCCGAGCAGGTCATGCTCGCCGATCGCCTCGCTCGTCAGCGCGCCCGAGGCCTCCATCAGATCGGCGTCCAAGCCATCGCCGCGCAGGATCGCGCTGGGCGTCAGACCGGGCGCGGCGCGATAGTGGAGGCCGTCGATCCACAGGTCATGGTCGTGCCCGGTCAGCCCGATCGTCACCCCGTCGCGCCGGTCGATCCGCCAGCACAACACCCAGCCGCTCAGCGTGTCGCCGCTCATGCCTCGCGCACCTCGACCAGCGGGACGGACGCGGCGGCCCCCGCCTGGAATCCCGCCAGCGTCACGCTCAGCCGGTCCTCGGCGAAGCGGACGGGCACGTCGAAGGTGAAGCTGGCGGTGATGCCGGCACCATCGGCGGGCGCGGGATCGAGCAGCAGCCAGCCACCGGGTTCGACGACAAAGCCGGTCACGCTCCGCCCCGCCACCGTGACCGAGACGCTGCCCGCCACCGGCCGGGTGATCCGCCGGGCCTGATCGCCATAATGGCGGACCAGCGCGAAGCGGCGGGTGGTGCCGTCGCCGGTGCCGATCGCCTCGTCGGTGCCGATGCTGTCGAACGGATCGCGCAGCCGGAACCCGCGCGCCGGCCCCAACCGGGCGCGAAAGAAGGACAGCAATGCCGCGATGTCCGCCGCCGAACGGATGCCGGGGCCGACATCATAGGTCGTGCGCGCCTCCGCCCAGGCGGCATTGCGCGCCTCGCGCCCGCCCGCGCCGGTCAGGATCGCGGTGGAGAAACTGGGCGTCACCTCCGCCTCGCGCCCCAGCGCCAGCGGGAACAGCACATCGTCGAAAGCCTGCACCGCGTCCTCTCCCCCATCCCAACAGACGAACCCGTCGCGCATCACCTGCGGCATCGCCCACAGGAAGGTCGCGGCGACGCCCCGCGCACGCGCGACCTGCGCGGCATCGGCGATCCAGCGCCATTGCCCGCGCTGATCGCCGCGCAGCACGAAGCCCGAAAAATAATGTTGCCGCTCGGGCGGATAGCCCAGCCGCGCCTCGGCCAGCGCGATGCCCTTGCGGGTCGAGGCGGTGTCGCCCGCCGTCACCCAGTCATAATCCTCCAGTTGCAGCACATCGAAAGCGGGACTCGCCCAGCCGACCGGCATGTTGGCGCGCTTGGCTTCGGGCGCTTGGCTATCGAGCACGGTCGGCAGATAGGTCAGCAGATGCGTGACGCAGCCCGGCGCCGCCGCCTTCGCGGCCGCGCACAAGGCCGCTGTCGATGCCGCCAGACACGCCCCCGCCCGGTCGAGCGTGTCGCGCTGCGCCTGGCTTTTCGCGCCCGCGATGCTCGCCATCGGCACCGGCGCGAACGCCGCCACCGCCGCCGCGTCATAGAGGCACGGCGCGCCGTCCGAGGGGCGCACCCACCACCATGGCTCGCCGACCTGGAATGTCGGGGCCAAGCCCGCCGCCTGGCCGATCGCCAGAAACGCGCGTGCCACCGCCTGAAGATAGGCCATCGCGCCGCCATGCGCGGGGCTGAGCAGCGTCGAGGGCGGCTCCCAGCCGGTCAATGCCGGCGCCCCGTCCAACGAGCGCTGTTTCCAGTCGCCCCAGCAATGCGCGTCGAACAGCTCATAGGACAGCGACCAGATCAGGTCGTAGCCCAGCGCCTTCGCCTCGCCCGCGAAGGCGCGTTGCCAGGCCGCACAGGCGACGTTCAGCACCCCGCCGTTCAGGCTGGCGTACAACCCGTCGCCGCTGCGTTCGAGCCGGAAGTAATGGCTCATCCCGACATAATGGACGATGGCGTCACGGTAGCCGAGATGCAGCATGTTGCGCAGCAGACGCTGCGGCGTCAGGTGATAGCTGTCGTCATAGCCGCTGGCGATCCGGAACCCCTGTTCGGGCAACACCGCCGCGCCGATGCCGATCACCGCGCCGGGACCGTCGCAGGCGATGCCGGTCAGTTCGACCCAACCCTCCTGCGGCTGCGTCAGGAAACCCGCACCCGCGTCATAATCGGGCGCGACCAGCGAGACGAACATCCGGTCGACATCGCCCGCCCAGACGGGATCGCGATCCTCGGGAAAGCGGAACCCGCCGGCCAGGTCGGCGAAGTCGATCGCGACCTCGGCATCCTCCGGCGTACCGCTCGCATAGTTCCACAACCGAACATACCATGCCCGGGCCTTGCCGCTTTCGTCGCGCCCCTCGATGGTCAGCGTCGGGCCGTGCCGCGCATCGAGCGGCTTGATCCCGCCCGAGCGCCAGCGGAACCGCAACCGACAGTCCCGATAGTCGCGCACGGTGTCATAGCGAAGCAGAACATGGTCGTGCCGGTCGGCGGACTCCCAGATCAGCCCCGCCAGATCGTCGGTGCGATAGAAGACCGTATCGACGCGCAAGGCGTCAGGCGCGGTCGCGACGACGGACGCCATCATCGGGCGCGGGAAATCGACCGTCCAGTATCGCGGATCGAAGCGCGACAACACGTCGCTCCGCTGGTCGCGACGCTGGTCGTGCAGACACCATGGCATGGGTTCGTCTCCCAAACTGCGAGGCTGCCGCCCCTCCACCACCGCTTCGCGGCGGTCCCCCTCCCCAAGCCGAGCTTGGGGAGGAATGGGTCCTTCAAATCCTCCCCATCTCTGATGGGGAGGGGGACCGCGTCCGCAGGACGTGGTGGAGGGGCAAGGCCCCCGCGCCCTCAATCCTCGGCCAGCGCCGCACGCACCGCGCGTGCGACCTGACGGCTGGAGCGTTGCAGCACGCCGCCCGCCTCGCCCGCCCCGGCATTGATCGTGATCGCCACCCGCACCTCGCGCGGCGGTCCCCCGGCGCGCAGCGTCTCGACCCGCCCGCTGCTGGTCGGCACGAAGACCTCCGGCCCACGCTCGCCGACCAGATAGGGGCGATCGGGCGATACCGGTCCCCCGGTCGCCCGGCCGGGCTGGCCCGACACCAGCCCGCCGAGCAACCCGGCCAACCCCGATCCGCCGCCGACCGCCCCGACGCCCTGCCGCAACGCGGCCCGCGCGATCTGGTCGAGCACCGACAAAGCGGTCGCCTTCAGCTCCTCGAAACCGAACCTGCCGGTCCGCGCCGCGCGCAGCAGCGCGCCCTCGACCGAACGCGCGCCCAGTTCGGCGGCATCGCCCAGCCCGCGCGACAATTCGGCGCGCATTGCCGCCATGTCGGCGGTGAAGCCGCGCATATCGATACGCGGCGCGACATCCTGCTCATCCATCCGGATACATCTCCCGCAACCGGGCGAGCGTGGCGGACGAAGGCGGTTCGCTGCCGCCGTCTCCACCCGTCATCGCCGTCACGATTCCCCGAAGCTCGGCGGGGGTGGCACGCCAGAAGCGGTCGGGCGACCAGCCCAGCATCGCCCCCGCCATCCCCGCCAGCCGCCCCGCTTCCTCGGCGAAGGTCATTGGCCGCCCAGTATCTGGCGCAGCAATTGGCGCAGCACGGGCGCCAGCGCCGCCAGCCCCAATTCGACCAGCGCCTCGCCCAGCTGCTCGCGGCTCAGCCCCTCGGGCACCTCGCGCAGGCAGTGCCAGATCAGCGCCGCCGCTTCGGCCAGCGACAATTTGCCCTCGCCCGCCCGCTCGACCAGTTCGAACAACGGCCCCAGTTCGCCCTCCGCCGCGACCAGCGCCTGGAAGCTCGGCCGCACGACCAGTTCGGCACCGCCGACCTGCAAGGCCGCCTCGCCGCGCACCGGATTCGCGCTCATGCCGACACCACCGCGCCGGAGCTTTCCAGCGCCAGCGTATAGGTCTGCTCGCCGCCGAAATCGCCGCTATAATCCAGCCGCGTGACCAGGAACCGCCCGGTCATCGATCCGCCGCTCTCGAAGCTCAGCCGATAGGTCTCGATCGTGCCCGCCAGCGCATGGCCGCGCATCCGCGCCTCGGCCGCCGATCCGGTGAAGACGCCCGCGCCGGCCACGCTGACATGCCGCACACCCGCGCCCGACAAGAGTTCGCGCCAGCCGCCCGAATCCTTGTTGGTCACCACCACCGTCTCGCCATTGATCGACAGCTGCGTGGTGCGCAGCCCCGCCATCGTCGCGAAGGCGGGCGGCTCGGCCCCGTCGCCGATCTTGAGCAGAAAGGCGCTTCCCTTTTCGATTGCCATGTTTGCTTCCCCCTATTGTCCCACGCGCCACAGCCGGGCGCGCCATTCGACGCTCGCGGTCCAGCGCACGCCCGTCTTCGCCATGCGCGTCGCGATCACGCTCAGCCCAACGACCCGCCAGCCATCGGCCAGCACCTCCGGCAGCCTGATCGCCTCGACCGCCTGGATACAGGCGCGCAGCCGCCGGGGCTGTTCCCCCTCGTCGCTCACGCTCACGGTCACGCGCAGTTCGCGCCCCTCGATCCCCGCCGCCCCCCAGTCGCTGTCGCCCGGTTCGCCCAGCACCGCCTGCGGCACGCTCGCGCGCACCGGCACTGCGTCGAACACCGCTACGCCCAGCGGCTGCAAGGTCATGCGCAGTCCGGCCATCAGCCCCGCCCGCAGGGCCTCGCGCGCGGTCATGCCCGCTTGGCCCTATCGAGGCGCATCCGCCGCCAGGGCCGCCACAAGGCGGCGACGGCGGCGGGCGGCACGGCGGCGGCATCGCGATTGTCGAACAGATGCGCGCCCATGATCGCCACGCCATGCGCGATCTCTGGCGGCAGGCCCGCCCAATCCACCGCCAGTCCCGCGCGGTAGCGCACGGTCAGCGCGTCGCCGGTACGCACCCAGCCACACCCGTCACGGTCCACCGCCCCTTCGCCACCCGACAGGATCGCGCGCACCGGCATCGCCGACAGCGGTTGCCACGCGACCGAGCCGGGCAACGAGTCCTCGACCCCCCGCTCGATCAGCATCTGCCCACAAAAGGCCTCGGCCAGTCCCAGCGCGACGCCCGCCACCTGCGCGACCAGCGCGGCCTCATTCCCCTCCTCCAGCCGCAACAGCGCGCGCACCGCGCCGGCCGCGCCTGCGACGGTCGCGGGCGGCATGGGCTCCCTCGTCCCGCTCATCATGAATTCTCCTTCACCGATACAGGTTGCGACAGGTCCGACACACGGGCGTCACACTCGGGGCGCAGAGACGGGATCAGCCGCTGCCCGCCCCCCCTGGGCACCGGCCATGCCGACCCCGCGCCCCCCGGCCGGGTCCGGCATCCTCCCTGAACTACGGGGCAGCCTGTGAAGGGCTGCCCCGACTTTTCAGGACCTTCAGTTCGCCGCGAACTTCATCAGCTTGATCGCCTCCGAATCGCTGACGCAGCCGCCGACGCGGCGCGTGGCGTAGAAGGTCACGAACGGCTTGTTGCTGTACGGATCGCGCAGGATCGCGGTCTCGACGCGCTCGGTGATCAGATAGCCCGCCTGGAAATTGCCGAAGGCGATGGCGGGGGCGTCGGCGGCGATGTCGGGCATGTCCTCCGCCTCGACCACCGGATAGCCGAGCAGCGTGGCGGGCTGTCCTGCGACCAGACCCGGTGCCCAGAGAAACTGGCCGTCCGCCGACTTCATCTTGCGGATGCGCGCCGAGGTCGCGGCGTTCATCACGAAGCACGCCCCCTGGCGATAGGGCGCACGCAGCGACTGGACCAGATCGACCAGCCGCTCGTCGGCGTTCGCCCCGAACGCGCCCGCCGCGCCGCTCGCCAGATATTGCAGCGTGCCGAAGGGGCGCACCCCGTCCCTGGCGGCCGAGACCGGGTTGGTCAGAAACCCCTTGGGCCGGTTGACGCCCGAGCCGGCGACGAACGCCTGCCCCTCGGCACGCGCGAACTCGGTGGCGATCTCACCGGCGAGCCAGCCCTCGACGTCGAATGCCGCATCGTCGAGCATCGCCTGGCTGGCGGAGGGATTGGCGTAGAGCTCGCCCATCGGCGGCGCGAGTTCGACGAAGCTGGGCGTCGCCGTTTCGGGCCGCGCCGCCGTCTCGCTCGCCCAGCCCGAGGGCGTGCCGCCGGTGGTCACCAGCTTGCGATAGCCCGCCGAGCCCACCGTCACGACGTTGGCGATCGCCCGGATCGGCGAAACGCTCTTCAAGACCGAGGCGATCGCCGCATCGATCTCGCGCGGCACGGCGAAACCGCCGCTGTCGCCGGTGGTGCCGGTAAAGGCCTTCAGCTCGACGGTGGTGCCGCTGCGCACATAGCCGTCGAAAGCCCCGTTCGTCGTCGTCCGCGCGCCGTCCAGCACAGGTCGTTCGATCACGTCCATATCAGTCCCCCTTGGTCAAAACATGAGTTACGCGGGCGAGCGGCTGCATCGGCACCGTCACCAGGCTGATCTCCAGAAGTTCGGCCGACAGGATCGCGCGGGCCGCCCCCTGATGGACGACGCGCGGCCGATACCCGACCGACAGCCCGGCGACCGAGCCTGTGCGAACCAGCGCGGCGAGTGCGGGGTCGTCGACCCGCCCCTCGACCGACAGGCCCCTGTCGTCCTCGGTCAAGGTCGCGATCCGCCCCATCGGGCCACCGCGATGCTGCCAGAGGAGCGGCACATCGCCCGCCCCCGCAAAGGCCCCGCGCCGCATGACGTCGCCCGCCCGGTCCATCCGGTCCCAGATCGCGGCATAGCCGGTGAAGGTCAGGCTCATTTCAGCCAGTCCTCCATCCCCAGCCGCATCGCGATTCCCGCCAGCAGCAACGCACCGAGCAGCCGCGTCAGCCAGCCGACCGCGCTCTTCCACACCGACGACTTGGCCTCGCGCCACGCCGACAACAGCTCGCGCAGTTCCGCGACATCCTCGGCGGCATCGGCATCCGACAGGCCCAGCCGGGTCAGCGCCCGCGTCGCACCCAGCTCACCTGCCTCCTCGGCGACCGCGCGCAGCGTCACGAGATCCGCCCCGCTATCCGCCGCCTGCGCCAGCAGCCGCGCCAGAACGTTGGTGTCAAGTTGGGGCCCGCTCATGCCAGGCCGACCATGGCGCGCTTCTCCGCCGAATCGAGAAAGTCGGCGCTCGCCGCCATGGCCCACAGCATCTGGCGTTCCTCGGCCAGCGCGGTGACGCGGTTGACGTCGACCGACAGGCTCGCCCCCTCGAACCAACCCGTGAGTCCCTGCGCCAGGCCACTGAGGATACCCCCCGCCAGCGGCAGGATCGTCTGCCGCCACAGCGCGCGATTGGCCTCGCGGTAATTGGCATAGGTATTGTCACCCGGCAGGCCGAGCAGCATCGGCGGCACCCCGAAGGCCAGCGCGATCTCGCGCGCCGCCGACGCCTTCGCCGCGATGAAGTCGAGTTCGGCGGGCGTCAGGCTCATCGCCTGCCATTTCAGCCCGCCCTCCAGCAGCAGCGGACGCCCCGCATTGCCGCTCCCGGCAAAGCCCTCCATCTCGGCACGCAGCCGCTCGAACTGGTCCGGGGTCAGCGTCGAGCCGTCACCCGGATCATAGACCAGCGCCCCCGAAGGCCGCGCCGCATTGTCGAGCAGCGCGCGGTTCCAAGCGGCCGCCGCATTGTGGATCGCGATCGCCCCCGCCGCCGCGCCGAGACAGCCCAGCCCATAATGATCGTCGAGCGGGTGGCAGCTCTTCAAATGCACCACCGATGGCCTCACCGGATCGACCGGCAAAGTCGTCACGCGACCGCCCGCGCGGTAGAGATACGCGGCGGGCCAGCCGCTCGCGTCCAGCTCCATCGTCACCCGCTCGGGGCGTAGCGCGAACAGCTCCGCCACGACGCCATCGGCATCGCGCAGCACCTGCACATAGGCGTTGCCGTGCAACAGCATGTGCGTCGCCACCGTCTCCAGCAGCGCCTGCCCCTCGCTGCGTGCGGCGACCAACGCGATCAGGTCGGGGTGCGAGGCGATCAACGGCGCGTCGGCGAGGCCACCCGCGACCATCCGCACCGCCCGCTGCGCCACCGGGTTGCGCAGATACCCCTCGCGCACCTGCGTCTCATAGGAAGGGGCCGCCCCCGTCAAAGGCACCCCAGACCGCGCCAACCCCAGCCCGAGCAAAGGACGCGCCGCCCCCCGCCCGGCCTTGCGACCGAACATCCTCATGATCGAACTCCTCTAGCTCCTCCCCGGCACGGGGAGGTGGCAGCGCGCAGCGCTGACGGAGGGGGGCTTCCACACGGGACTCGCCCAGCGGCGATCCCCCTCCACCACCGCTGCGCGGCGGTCCCCCTCCCCGCGAGCGGGGAGGATCAGCTCACAAATTCCGTATGCCCGGCGGGCCCCGCCCGGACAGCATCAGCTCGGTCAGCGCCCAGACCAGCGCATCGGCGCGATCCGGCGAGCGACCCGGCCCGTCATAGGCCCCCGCCACCCCCAGCCCGCAGAGTTCATCCTCCAGCGCCGGGAACCCGCGAGAATGCCACACCCGCCCCTGCGCATAGAGAAAGGACACCGGCTCCGCCCGCGCCGCTTTGCCGATCGAGGCATAGACCAGATGCACCGGCAGGCTCGGGTCGGCGAGCCGCAGCACGCTTTCGACCATATCCCCGCCCTGGTTGCGCTCCGCCACCACCCGGTCCGCGCGGTTGCGCCGGGCACAGCCCGCCACCCGCGCCGCCCAGCCCTCCGGCGACAATCCCGCCTCGCTGGCGTCCTCCAGCACATAGCCATGGCCGTCGCGCCCCAGCCCGACCGCGACGATCCCGCAGGCATCGCCGCTGCTGGTCGCGGGCGGGTCGACGCCGACCACCACCCGGTCGAGCGCAGGCACCGTCTTCGCCCGCTGCCGGTCGAGCAAAGCGCGGGTCCACAAGGCCCCCTCGCGGTCGTCGACCATCTCGCCGTCCAGTTCCTGCCGCCCCAGCCGCGTGTCGCCATATTGCGCCAGCATCGCGTCCTGAAAACTGTCGGGCAGATGCGCATTGTCGCTGGTCCGCCCGATCGTCTCGACGCAATCGGGCAGCGCCATGACCTTGCGCATCAAGGGCGTGGCGCGCGGCGTGGTCGTGACCAGCACGCGCGGCCGTTCGCCCAGCCGGAGCGTCATCATCAGATTGTCCCACCCGGCCTCCCCCTTCCATTTGCCCAGCTCGTCACACCAGGCGGCGTGATGCTGCGGCCCGCGCAAAGCCTCGGGCGCGGCGGCCGAATAGGCGAAACCGATCGCGCCGGACGCGAAATGCAGCTGCCCCAAGCTGCCGATCCATTTCGGCGTCTCGCCTTTGCGCGCCACCGCCAGCAGCCCGCTTTCGCCGCGCACCATCACCCGCTCGACATCGCGCCAGGTCGCGCCCATCAGCGCGATCCGCGCCGCCGGATTGTCGCGGGCGAGCGCACTCACCCATTCCGCCCCCGCGCGCGTCTTGCCGAAGCCACGCCCTGCCCGGATCAGCCAGACCCGCCAGTCGCCCGGCGGCGCGATCTGTCCGTCATGCGCCCATAATTCCCATCGCTCGACCAGCTCGCGCTTTTGCGCCGCCGTCAGCGCGGCCAGCGCCTGTTCGCGCGCGCCCGGTTCCAGCATCGCCAGCGTGGCGAGCCGCGTTGCCGCATCCTGTCCCGCCATCACGCCATCCCCTTCAACCGCCGCCGCGCCAAGCCATCGAGCGCGCGTTCCAGCGCCGCATCGGTCTCGGCCGCATCGGCCCGCGCCGCCTCGCTCACGCCATCACCGGTCTTGGCCAGCGCATCGCGGCGGGCGAGCAGCTTCAGATAGAATTGGACTTCGGTGGCCGAGAGCGGCGGGGTGATGGAGAGGCCGGTGGCCCCCGCACCGACCTCTCCCCCCTCCTGCTCCCCGGCCAACAGGGCGAGCATCCGGCGCAACAGCCCTTCCTCGACCAGCACATGTGCCGCGCCGATCGCCGCGTCCCAGGCCTCGCCAAAGCCTCGGTCGCGTGCCCGCAAGGTGCGGGCGGTACGCAGCGTCTCTCCCACCGCCCGTGCCGCCGCCCCCGCATCGGCGCTGACCGCCAGCGCCGCCAGGAATTGCCGTCGCCGCGCCAGCGTCCATCGCGCGCCCTCCCCCGTTCCGGCCATTCCCACTCCCCCGAAGCATCGAGCGCGAACCCGACCGCTCCCCCGGTCGCATCCACCTCTCGATGTTCCTGTTATGTACCATCCGCGGTGGGGTTTGTATCCAACAAACGAACCAGATGGGTTGGCCGCATAAAAGCGGCTTGCCAGACGCCAAGCGCATCGGCATTAGGCATGGCTTCCCGAGAGGGGGCGATTAGCTCAGTTGGTAGAGCGTCTCGTTTACACCGAGTTTTCTAGACGCGCTCAAACCCGCAGAAATGCTAGGTTTTTTGGTTTACTGACGGTTGCGGTTCGGGAATAGTTCGGGACTATCCGGTCGAATAGGCCGTGGGAGGTCCATTTGTGCGCATTTTGATCAGCGAGATACGAGCAGCTTTAAAGATCAGGCTGTACATGCCGGCGATGATCAGCCTGTTTGCGGTCCCGGATATCGCTGGCGCGATCGAGTATCCGAAAGACAAGAACGTCGACCGCTATACGAGGTGGTTCGATGAATATGTGACGCCCCTGGAAGCAGGCATGGACGGGCAGTTGGCTTGGATGGTGCGAAACGCACTGATCCACGAAAGCGCGATGAACTGGCGGACCAGCGGTTTCGATACCGATCGGCTTCTCGTTATGCCGCCCAACCCGCAGAATACGGGCATTCACAATATCTCGATCATCGGCCCCACCACCAAACCAGCTCACACCGTCATGTTGGATAAGCTGGCACCTGCGATCCTCAGTGGTGCAGAGGAGTGGTTGAAAGCCGCCGAACAATCCGAAGAGAAGCGGGGTCGTATCGACGGCATGATGCAGATGAGGCCCAACGGAATGCATCCTTTTATCGGCGGGGTGCCCGTCATCACGTAGAGGTTCGTCGCTTCCCCTGGGGTGAACGGACACTGCTTTCGCTGGCGTCGAGTGCCTGCCGCACGTCATCATCGGTGGCGTGGGCGTAGCGCAGGGTCGTCTTGATCGACTTGTGCGCCAGGGCGCGCTGGGCAGCCTTCAGGTTGCCGGTCGCGCGCAGGATGCGGGTGCCGCGTGTGTGCCGCAAATCATGGAAGCGGAAGTTCTCGACGCCGGCCGCCGCCAGCGCGGCCGCCCAGGGCTTGCGGATCACGGTCGCGGTCATCGGGTATCGATCGCCCTTTTTCCGGCCCGGCTGTTTGCGACCGAGCTTGTCGACGAATTCTGGTTTTGTGCGCACCGCCTTATAGGTGAAGACGAACGGCCCGACCTTGGGCTGGTTGGCGAGAATGACCAGCATGTCCTGGGTCAGCGGCCGACGGACGATGTCACCGCCCTTTATCTTGGTGCCGGCTGTGCGGGCGCCGAGGTCGACGTCCGACCAGCGCAGGCCCATGACCTCGCTCTTGCGCCAGCCGGTCTTCAAGGCAAATTCGCAGAACGAATATAAGTCGTCGCGGATTTCTTCGAACAGGGAGGTTTCCTCGGTCGCGCTCAACTCGCGCGGGGCCTTGGTCACCACCTTCAGCATGAGTGCCCCCCAATCGGGCATCTCGCCGACGTCATAGCGGTTCTTATCCGCCCAGCGCCAGATGGCGCGCCATACCTCTACCTCTCGGTTGACCGAGGAGTTTTCCAGATTGGGGCGGCGCTTGGCGACCAGGGACAGCAGATCGCGCTGCGTTATCTCAGACAGCAGATTGCCCTCGCCGATCGCGGCGATCAGGATCTTGATCGTCCGTTCGGCGTCGGGCCACGATGGCAGATCGCCCGCCTTGTCCTCGTACAGGCCGCAGGCTTCATCGAGCGTGATCGGGGGGCGCATCTGTCCGCCGTGGTTCGCCTTTGCCCGCTCACGTTCCTCAAACCTTAGCGCCGCCCGCTTGGTCTTTGTGCCCGTCGAGCCGTGAAATCGACGACCTTTGAAGACGAAGTCGTAGTGGAAGTACGGCGATTTACTCTTTTTGTAGACGGACATTCAGGGGCTTTCCGGGCGCGGCTGGCAACATAGTCGTCGCAGTCCTCCGGGCGGTATCGGATTTTGCGGTCGGTGATGGCGACGTAGCGAATGTGACCGTCTTGCCTGAGTCGGCGCAAGGTCTTCGTGCAGACGGATAATCGGTGCGCCGCCTGCTCAGGAGTGAGCAGTTCGGTCATGCTGCCATTCTATCCGAGGGCATCGTGAGAAGCGGTCCCCACTGATCGGCCATGGCCGCAGCTATGCCAGGAAAGAACCGACTACGTTCCCGCGCCCTGATGATCCCGTGGTTGCCCCAGCCCGAATGCCGGTGAACGCGCGCCGCTGGCTTTTCACCCTCCGCAATTCCAAGTGCAATGCCAGCCTCTGCATAGTTGCGATAGGTCGGCAGCAGCTTAGGAAGGCCGCGCAACCACAGGCATGTGCGCTTGCTCTCCCATTCGCCGAATTGCCACGGTTGAACCGACTGGGCTGGTTCCTCATAGTGATCAATCCGCACTTTTGCGTGCCGATGCATGATCGGGTTTTCGACGGCGATACGCGCGATCGGCGCGTTCCAGAGCGTCGAGAACAACGCCGCGCCGTCGTCGAGGTCCTGCCACATTTCGTCCAACGTCCGGCCGGTTGGAGGCTTGGTCAGCCAGCGCACCCCGCTGTTGCATAACCGGGTGCACGGCGGATGGGCGACGATCAGCATATCCCAGCCGTCCAACAGGACTTCGCGCACATCGGCGCGAATATGTCGGTTTGAACCCCGTTCGTCAGGCAAGAGATCGCACGACCAAGCATCGTATCCCCGCCGGTTGAACGCTTCTCGAACGGTGCCGGAAAACTCGCATGCTACAAGGATTCGGGCAGTCACCGGCGACGCTCCTTGGCGGCACCGGCCATGCCGATCAGCACGAAGGGGATCGCGAGGAGTGCCAGCGCGACCGCCAGGGCGGTAAGGATGCGTTCTTTGTTGGTGCGCTTGGTGGTCATGCGGCTTCCTTCAGTTGCGGGGTGCCGGCGGACGCCGGGCGGGGGTGGAGGTAGGAGCCGTTGCGCAGGCCGATGGTGATGTCGGCGAGGAGGCGCGCGGGCATGGTGGCGGTTTCCCACCACAACAGGGTGTCGACGGCGTCGGCGAAGCCGACGATCTCGAATTCGCCGGGGTTCGCGTCGGCGCGGGTGCGGGCGGCACGGGCGGCGACGGTCAGGTGATGGCGGCGCTCGAACGGCCATGCGCCGCCCTCATCGGGCGTGTGGACGCCAAACGGTTCGGGGCGGAGCTGGGCGATGGCGCGCCAGGTGCGGGCGATCGTGCGCATGACGCGCAGGCCGTCGAGCGCGGTCGGCCGGGTGATACGACCTTCCACGATCAACCGCGGATAATGGGTGGCGCGCTGTGCGTGGAGGTTGGCGGCGACGGCGGCGAGCAGCGCGTAATCGTCATGCCAGCGGGGGCGATACGGACGGTCCATCAGATCATGCCCAGCGACTGGGCATAGGTTTCATAGACCGCCTCTTCTTCGAGGTGCTCCTCGCGACGCTTCTTGCGCGTGGCGATCACGCGCTTGATCGCCTTCTTGTCGAAGCCACGCGCGGTCCCCTCGGCAAAGACGTCCTTCAGATCGTCCTGCATGCCCTTGATCTCCTGCTCGATCCGCTCGGCGCGCTCGACCAGGAGGCGAAGTTCCTCGGCCCCGGTATCGCCGTTGGTCTTGATCGGATCGGGGACGTGGCGCTTTTTCTTGCCCTTGGGGGCTGGCGGCGGAGCGAGGCACGGGACGTGCCGTGTCATCCCGCCGGCGGTGCGCACGATGCGCATGGTGATCGCGTTCATCGGTCAGGGTTCCTCAATGCGCGGGGGTGGGAAGGTGGTCGGGGTTCTTGAAGACCCAGCACATCACCGTCTTTTCGGTGCGGCTGTTCACCGGCTTGGTGGCCAGGAATTTGCGGGTCTTGCTGGTCTTCAGCAGGCGCTTCAGCTCGATCATCGAGCAGGGGAGCGACAGGCGCAGGTCGGCACATTTCTGTTCGAACTGGACCAGGCTGATGGCGATGACATCGGGGGTGCGGCTGTGATCGATCGGCTTGTCGGTCTGGGCGGCCTCGATCGAGCGCATGTGGTCGAACCGCTCCCAGAACAGCTCGACATGGGGGTGATCGCTTTCGACGGCGCGCTGACGCTCCTGAAGCATCGTGCCGATAAACTGGTGGGCCTCCTCCATCTGGGCGTCGGTCAAGTTGGTCACGACCAGGCGCATCGCGTCGAGCATCGCGGCGAGCTGCGCATGGTTCTTGATGAGGCGGCCGTTGCGCACCCCCTCCAGCTTGCCGAGGCGCGATTCATGGCCCCGGAAATTCTCGTGATATCGCTTCAGGATATCGGCCTCGCGGCGGATGACGTGGATCAGGAAGCCCGAGACATTCTCGACATCGGCGCGGGCGAGCTGCTCGCCGGCGGCTTTACCGGCCGGATTGAAGCGGCTCTTGTCGAAGTGCATCGCCATGATGCGTTCGCGCAGCGCCGGCGACGCCTCGACCGGGTCGTTCTGGGCGATGACGATCGCGCCGCGAAAGGGCGGCTCGAACGTCTCCATGCCGCCGTTGGCGATAGCGCGGGTACGGACGGCGCGACCGTTATAGGCGGTCTTCAGTTCGTCCCATTCGAACTTCTTGCCGTGGCTCTCCTGGGTGCGGTCACCCTCGATCAGCACGACGGGGAGGTTGCCGACCTGCCCCAGGGTGCGGGCGATACCGGCGTTCGTCGCCTTGGTCGGGTCGAAGCCCTCGTACCCGGAGCGGCCGGCCAGCTTCCACAGGAACTCCAACAGGGTGCTCTTGCCGGTGCCGGGCAGGCCGGTCATTTCCAGAAAGGCCAGGCTCTCCTGATCGCGGCGCAGGTGGTCGGCGAAAAAGCTCATGACCCAGAAGGTCAGCGCGACGATCCCCTTGGCTCCGTAGGCGGTATAGAGCGGCGGCAACCAGGCGAGGTTCAGCTTGTCGGGATCATAGGTGATGCGCAGCATCCGCTCGGTCGTGCGCAGCTTCACATTCTGTTTGCCGAGGACGAAGAAATCCTCCTCGTTCGGCTCATAGACGCGGCCCTGATAGACGGCGCGGTCGCCGAGGACCCAGGCCCCGTGCTCCTTGGAATAGCCGGTGTGCGGGATCGCCTCGACCAGCTTCAGGTTGGTCCACTGGACCTGCATCAGCCGGTCGAGCTGGAACGCGCTGCCCGTCCACTGGCCACCGGCCGCGACCGAGGCGAGGCGCTTCTTGAATTCGCCGTTGGTGGTGGTGGCACTGCCGCTAAAGGTCGCCTTTACGCTGGCACGGCCCTTCGGAAAGTCGACGCGCAGATAATAGGACCCCTCCTCGATCGCCGCGTCACGCTGGAAATACAGGGTGCGGAAGGTGCAATTGGCGACCTCCTCAATATCGCAGGCCTCCTCGGCCGCCGCGTCCCACCGCGCCTGGGGCGACATGTCCTTGTAGAGCGCATGTTCCTCGTCATCGCTCTCCATCCACTGTTGTTGGATTTGGTTGATGCGTTCGACCGAGAAGCTGGCCCACAACTGCTTGCCGCCGAAGATGATCGGGAAGGAGGCGTATCGCTCCTTCTTGTAGATCAACATCGCCTTCTCGGTGGCGCTTCCGGCGATCGTCACCTCACCGTTCCACAGATAGTCGGTCAGGTGCTCGGCGGTCAGCAGGTCCGCCTGCGCCAGGTCGTTCCAGTCGTGCTTATCGCCCTCGCCATCCGGGCGGACCTGGGCCGCGCCGCAGAAATAATTCGCCGCGCGCGCCTTCTTGACGAAATCGCGAGTGTAGCGGACGCCGGCCGCGCCCACGTCATAGGCGAAGACGATTTTCGGGGTGGACTTGTTCTTGCCCGCTGCCGCCAGGCGCAGCGCGTCCAGCGCCTGTTCGGGGTAGTTGTTGCACGACAGGGTGCTGACCGCGATGGCACCGCGATCCTTGAACGCGGGGGCCTGATTGAGCGCGATCGCGTCGAAGATGCCCTCGACGATCCACACCTCATTCGCATCGGCCAGCATGTCGGCGGTGTGCGCCGGCATCGCCCACCACAGGCCGCTATATTGGCAACCATAGGCGAAGCGCGCCTTCTTCTTACCGAACCGCCCGGGCTGATCGATCAGCCGTTCCCAATAGGTGTTGGGCGCGCCGGGCAGCGGAAAGCGGACGGTCGCGGTGCTGATATCCAGCTTGCTGTCGTGATAGGTTTCCTGGGTGTAGCAGCCGCGCAGGCCCATGAGGTTGAAGCCGCGCGCGTGCTGCAAATACGCATCGGCCGCTGCATGCGGGTCCTGGGCAGTGCGGACGTAGCGTTTCGACCAGTCGTCGAAAATTTCGGGATAGAGCGGCTTGACCTGAAAGGTTTCGCCGCAGCGGTTCTCACGCCCGCATTTCAGGACATAGGGCTTGTCCAGCCAGGTGAAGAGTTCCTTCTTGCCGCAGGCCGGGCATTTGCCTTCCTGAAGATAACGCTTCCGCTCCACGAAGCCGTAATCCTTTTTCAGGCGGCCGAGCAGTTCTTTCAGGAGTTCGGGTTGCACGGGGGACAGGTCTTTCAGGCAAGGGGGGACCGTTCCCGGCGACGGGGTCGCGCCGGGTGGACGGTCAGGCAGTGGGCAGGATCGCGGCGCTCAGGCCGCTGGTCGGTTAGCCGGGGGTCGGGGCGGTTTCGGCCGCCGGGGTTTCGTTGTCGTTGACGGGGACGCGCTGGTCATCATTGGCGGGACGCGAGCGCCATTCGCCGAGGGGCAGGATGACCGAGGGGTTCGGCGTCATGCTGGGCCGCACGGTGCGGTAAATGGCGAGCTGGGCCACGAAGGTGTGGCCGCAATCAACATTGTCGCACATGAACCGCAGTTCGCGGGTCAGGATATCGATCTCGACGCTGCCGCGTGCGATCGATCGGGCTCCGCAATGCGGGCACGCGATGCCCGGAACCCTGGGTGTGTAGGAACGCTTCGTCACTGTTGGTTACCCCCGTTGGTTCCTGCCTCTGCTCCATTCGACGGCAGGAAACTGGACAGGAGGTGCATCAGCGCGTCGATCGCGCGTGCGGCCTCCTCGGCCTCGGCGAACGCGCGGTGGGCGTTCAGCGGCGAGGCATTGGACGATACGACCCCCATGGCGGCGGCCATCGCATCGCCGCACTCCTTGGTGGCGATGGCGATCTTGACCAGCAGCTCGCGGGTGCAAGCCTCCTGCCGCACGATCTGTTGACCGAGAAGGAATTCGAAGGCGTCGAAGAACGGGGACCCGGCCCCGCCGGCCGCGATGTACGCGGCGTCGAGCGCCTGCGCCTGATCGATCGGGGGAACGGTCTTGCAATTGGTTTGCGACCAGTAGCGAACGGAGCGTTCCGCCCGGCCGGTGATGCGGCGGACCTCGTCCCAGCCGATCACGCCGGCGATGCGGGTGATGGCTTCGGGATAGGTGCGGGGTGCGCGGAGCTGGGTCATGCCGCCGTCACCAAAGCGTTGAGGACCCGGTCGCGCCCGGCCTTCGCGTCCTGAAACATCGACTGCATGTCGCCGTGCAGCGCGATCAGATGGAAGTCGCTCGCCGCCTCGATCAGCGCCTTGCGCAGCAACTCTGCCTCCAGCGAAATGGGCTCGCCATCCTGCGGGATCGCGGGGGTGTCGGCGCGCGGGTTACCGCTCGCCTGCCAGTAACCGCGCGTGCCGGCGCTGACGACCAGGCCGCGACGGCGGTATTGCACCATCAGCCGATCGGCGAGCTTCTCGGCTGCGCGGCCCTCCATGGTGATACCGTTGTCGGCGAGGGCCTTGACCGCGTCTGCGAACTTGAAGAGTGACCGCCCCATCACATCGGCGAAAGCCTCGCGGGCGGCGTCGGGAATGGGGCGACCGTTCAGCATCAGTACCGGCCGCTGGTTGCCGTTGGTTTCGGCGATGGGGCGGACCACCTGCGCCATCGCGGCGACGATCGCCTTGATGGCGATGGTGCGAAAATTCTTGGGCATGTGGATCGCGTGTTCCTGCTCGACCTCAAGCAACAGAACCTGGGCTTTCGCCTCGGCGGTGTTCGGCTGGGTCATGCAGCCCTCCGGGCGTTCGTGCTTTCGGGTAGGACATCGTTGCTGGGGGCGGGCACCGGGTGGCGGATGGCGCCGGCGAACCATGCGCCGCGATAGGCGGCGGTGATCTTGGCCCAATGTTCGCTCAGCATGTGGGCGATGGTGGCGACCGCGCCGGCTCCGGCCAGGCCGAAGACGGTGATCTGGCAGGCGATGCCGAGCCCGTGCATGAACTGGTCGGTGGTCACAGTTGGGCCGCCATCGCGCGAAGCTGGACCTGCACCGATGCGCCCATGGCGTTCAGCACGAAGGCGGGCTGTCCGTCATGCGTGACGCGGGTGACCAGCGCCGGGCGGCGCTTCGTCGCCTTGGTCATGCGGGCGGCGGTCGCCTCGGCGCAGCCGAGGATGGAGGGCTTGTCGTCCAGCCCCAGTAGGACCGTTTCCTGACCCTGCGACAGGCGCAGGGCGACATGACGCGGATTGGTGTTGTCGTAGCTCATGCTCGATCGTCCTTGGCGTTGGAGAGGGCGGCGAGGACGACGTTCCACTGTTCGGGCGGAAGGATCACACGATCGCGCCACAGCTCATCAAGCTGCTTCGTGATAAACTGGCGGATTGCCTCGCACGTAGCATCCGGCGTCTGGGTGACCGGTGTGCTCATGACTTAATACACTGCGAAATGGCGCGCCGATCGCCGGGGACAACCGGCGCGCCGCCCTCTACCACCTCGGCCGGAGGGAGTACGTGTGAGGTGGTTTCGGGATGAGGAACATTTGCGTCACATACGGGACGGCCAATGCTGATCAGCGCATCACGGGCGGTTTGCGGTATCGACCCCATAGGCCAGTTCGAGGGCTGTCGAAACCACGCCGCAAATCGGTCCAGGTTGTGCACATAGAACGGCTTGCCTTGGCGAAGCCGCTCAAAGAACGTGCCATTACTGGCAACGATGGTGGACACGCGGGATAGCGAACGTCCTCCAAACGATGCCACCTCAGCCTCGTAGGCTTCAGCAACCGTTCTCATTGCGTTCTGATATGCGTCGCTCATGACGCATATTTACGTCACGCATGAAGCACCGGTCAACGTAAATTTTCAGCATGCCTTTCCGCAGGTCATGCGTCATGGGTGCAGCATGAGGAAAAACGTCCCTGATGTTTTGAAAGAACGCTTGACGGCTAAGTTGAGCGAACTGGGCATGTCGGCCCGCGAGGCATCGCTCGCCGCACTGAACAAGCCCGACGCAATTCGCGCGATTCTCGCTGGGCACATGCCGGGACTCGACCGACTGGACGCAATCGCCGAAGTATTGGGCACCACCTCCGATTGGCTCCTCGGACGTGAGGAAGCTATCGAACGATCGTTCGCAGATGGACAACCCATCCGCCCAGAAGCGCTGCGGCGACTGCCAAAGACACTTCCTATTTACGGCAGCGCCTTAGGCGCAGATATGGAGTTTGGGGGGGACGGGGGCGTAGTGGTGAAAGTCGAACAGACCGAGGTTCATATGTCCTCGCCGATCGACTATATGGCCCGCCCGATCGGCGTGACGGGTCGGCCCGACCTCTATGTCGTCGAGGTGTCCGGCCATTCCATGGAGCCGCGTTACGACTCTGGACGGCGCGTGCTTGTGGATCCGCGGCGCTCCCCAGGTGTCGGCGACGACGTGGTCGTGCAGCTGCGCAGCCCGACATTCGATGGTGAAGAAGTTTGCCACGTCCTCATCAAGCAATTGGTCAGGCGCAAGCCGGGCATGGTGGTGCTACGCCAGTTCAATCCTGATTTTCGTTTCGAAGTCCCAAATGAGCAGGTGAAAGCAGTTCATCGCGTCATGCCGTGGGATGAGGCGTTAGGGTTTTAGATTGGCTGCACGACTACGCTGGTTGATCGCCGACACGCAGCGACGGGACCAACGCTGCCATTATTGACTGCGTGCATGCAGTCATGCAAACATGCTTTATGCAAAGCAGATTGCCAGGTATCGTAGCGCGCCGCGCTCGCGGAGACAGAGCGCCTGAAAAAGAGCCCTTACAGGTCCGTATCCCGGCCAATCTGAAGCGCCAATTTAAATCTCATGCGGCCTTGCGCGGGATGGAACCAAACGAACTTTTTGTTGAAATTTGGTCACATTACGAACGCACCGTGATCCACAAGCTCGATAGTGCCGAGGCCCCCCAATGACAGACGGCTCCCCCATATTGGACTTTCAAAAGCAACTCGCGGGCAAGCGATTTGCTACAGTACTGGCTGACCCGCCATGGCGGTTTACAAATCGGACTGGGAAAGTCGCGCCTGAGCACCGGCGTCTCTCGCGGTACGACACCATGGACTTAGCGGACATTTGCGCATTGCCCGTTAGCGAACATCTTGCAAACACGGCGCATTTGTACCTCTGGGTGCCTAACGCATTACTACCGGATGGCCTTGAAGTACTGAAGGCATGGGGCTTCCAATACAAATCCAACATAATTTGGCACAAGCTGCGGAAAGACGGCGGCAGCGACGGTCGAGGCGTTGGCTTCTATTTCCGCAACGTCACGGAAATGCTGCTCTTTGGTGTTCGAGGCAAAGGCGCGCGCACACTCGCACCTGGCAGGAGCCAAGTGAACTACCTGGGCACCCGCAAGCGCGAACACTCCCGCAAGCCTGACGAGCAATATGATCTTATTGAGAGTTGCAGCCCCGGACCTTTTCTGGAAATGTTTGCCCGAGGAGTAAGGCCGAATTGGACAACATGGGGCAATCAAGCGGACGAAGGCTACGAGCCCACTTGGGATACGTATGCGCACAATTCCGCCGCGCAGCGACGGTTAGCCTTGGGAGGCACCCGGTGACGGGTGCTCGACCTAATGGCCGCTGAACAATCTTGGCTTCCGGGCAGCTTTACTAAAAATTATTCCTGGGGTTCCGGCATTGGCCTTTGGCACCTGTATCAGGCTATACGGGTTGGCTTTCAAGAGGAACTGAAGCCCGTCAAAAGAAAAGACTTTCGGGCACGTGTTGCGCACCTCGATCGGCCAGACTTCATCCCCCTCAACTACTTTTTGTTTAATTATACGAGAGATAACAAAGATTACATAGCCGTAGACGAACTCGTCTTTCAGGCTTTGACAGCACGGCACTCACCACGGTTTGATCATCTTGCGCTTTTTGCCTTCAATTTTGGATATGCCGGACACTGGCGCACTATTAAGCCAGGCCAGCGCTACCCAACTTTGTGGGCTAAGAATTATATAATCGAGCGTGTAGCTGACGTATTTCGCTGGAACACGAAACTTGTCAATGCAGATGATATCGAAAGCTTTCTGCGATCCAAACCCCAATTTAAGGCAAAGACTTCATATCGCAAAGTCGCAACTAATCTTGCCTACCTATATCGGGTTGGAGGCCTGTCAGCCCTCGAAGCACCTCGCATTGAACGCTGGTGGGTAGACGCTCTGTTTCTTGCGCTTGATCGAATTGTTGGCGACCGCATGGCGTATGGGTTGGAAACCAGTTCCGATTCCCTCCCAAGCCTACTTCTACGGTCGAACTTTAGCGAACTAAGCGGCCCAAAATCAGCCGAGAAAACTTTTGCAATGGCCCACTTACTGAGCCTTTACACCATCTGCGGAAAGGCCGGCAGGTTTGATCCGTCACAGGTGCAGGATCGAGTGTCCATAGAACTGCCGGACTATTACTGGCAGCAGCCTAACAACAATGCACCGCAAGGCGCGGTCCACCCTACTAATCCACGAATCCTTAAGACAATTCCTCGAGAATGCTCTAGTCTGGCGGAAAAGGCGGGCTTTCGGATTGTTTATGAAGATGATCTAGAAACATTTAATACAAAAGATTTCATAGCCACTCAAACCCGCCGAGCGGTAGATAGCTTGGTGCACGACAACATAAAATCAACTCTTTCACCGGAAGAGCTACACAAACTCACGAGGGGCAATTGACAACGTTCTTCGATACCAGCGCAGTGATTGCTTTGTCCGATCCTGATCACGCCAACCATCAATGGTCTTTTGATCAGTTCACCACCAGAATGGAGAACGGACCGGTTATCATCAGCGATATCGTCTACGCAGAGATTTCCGCTGGGCTTCCAAATAAATCAGATGTCGATCAGATCGTTCAAAGGTTTGGATTCCAGCGGTCCTCGCCCTCAGATATTGCCCTTCATCAAGCCGGACAGAGATATAAAAAGTATCAAGATAATGGGGGGACTAGAACTAACGTACTGCCTGATTTCTTTATCGGGGCGGACGCTCTGGAAATGGGTGCCACTCTGGTGACCGGCAACCCCAAAGATTTCAGAAATTTCTTTTTCGGCTTAGTGATCTCGCATCCAAATGGTGAGGAGGTCGTTGCGCAACCCATCAAACTAGGGCCCGACTGAATACTGCCCCACATATTCTATTGAGCGACATATTATTTGTCGCACGTGTCTAGTTTCAACTGGGTCTGAAACCCCCGATCGCCGATGGTGTGGGTCACCTCGCCGATCAGCCATGGGACCGCGTCGATCGTCGCCTTGTAACCTGATACCGTCGCTTTCTGCTCGGGGTGCAGATCGGCTCGGCCGAGTGCCAGCGTCATGGTCAGCGATAGCGGCTGACGGCCGGCGCGGGCGTGCGCGGCCTGGGCGGCGGTGCGCGCCTCTGCCTCCGACCCGTAGACGCGCGACAGCTTGCGCGCGCCTTTCTTGTCGCCGTGGGTCACGCTGTCGTGCTTCGCTCCGGCACGATCGCGCCAACTGGCCGTGACGCCGGTCACCTCCTCCCGCTTCTGGCGCTGGAACTGATGCTGATCACCGTCGCGCCGGCGGATGGTGACGGTGGGCAGCGTCTTGCCGCTCGCGGTCTTGCCGTCGCCGATCGGCTTCAGGATCATGACGCCCTTCTTGATGGTGGCGACGGCGTTATTCTCTCGGCCGAGGCGGCGGAAGAATGCGATATCGCTTTCCCGGCTCTGCGCCTTGGCATGAACCGCGATATTTGCCAGGCGCGCGGCGACGTTGGGCTTGAGGCCGTTGCGCTGGGCAATCTCGGCTACGATTCCGCCCAGCGTCGTGGCGTGCCAGCCCTGTTCGCGCCGGGTCTTCAGCTCGCCGATGAAGTCGGCCGCCCGCGCCTTGATGGTGATGAGGTCGGGCGGGCCGCCATGGCCGATTTCGTCGACGACGAACACGCCCTTGTCGACCAGCCCGGGTTGCACCTCGCTCCCCTGTTTCCATCCGATCGAGACCGCGATCTTGGCACCGGTGGGCGGTAGGGCTACCGCGCCATCGCTGTCGTCGATAATCAGGTCGAGCTGGTCGGCCTCCTCGCCGCGTTTCTCGCTGATGGATAGGGAGACCAAGCGATTGCGTGGCGGGCGGCCATTCGATTGCGCGACCTTGCCATAGAGCATCGGGGTAATGTCGCGGCCGTCGACGATCACCTGCGCCAGCGGGATGTTGGCGATCATGCCCGCTCCTCCTGATCGACGCGCAGCAGCTCGATGGTGAAGTCGATGCGGCGCGGCTTGCCGTTGGGAAAGAAGAGCTTCCGGCGGTCATCGATCGTGGTGATGACATATGCGCCGTAGACATAGCCGAGGCCGTCGACCAGCGACCAGGCATCGCCCGTGTCCGCCATACGGCGCAGTTCGTCGAGCGACACGTCGCCGTCGGCGATCTCGGTAAAGACGCTGCCGGGGATCGATATGGTTTCCTCGGCCGGGCCGGTGAACTGGGTCGCGTCGCGCGCGCCGACGCGCGGGGACGTGGCGTGCCGCCAGCTCGCACGCCGCGCCAGTTCGTCAAAGGTCAGCGTGTCGATACCGAAGATGAACATGCCGAGACCGAGCAGCATCAGCCATTCTCCCAATCGGGGATGTCGGCAAAGCTGGAGACATTCCCCGCCACCGATTGCCCGGTGACCTTGGCGACCTCGATCGCGACCAGTTCGGCCAGCCGCTGTTCGCTCTGTCCGGGCGCGCCCTGCACGACGATGGTGATACGGGGGGCACGCGCAGCCATGGCGGACGTGCCCTCTGCCCCGCCCGCGCCAGGCGCGCCGGGCGCGGCCATGGCGAGGCCGGGCGCGATCGTGCCCAGCGCCATCGCCGAGGTCAGGCGCTTGGCCACCGAGTCGACGCGGCGCAGCGGCTGGCCTTCGCCATCCGTGATACCGCCGGCGAGGCCCTCCATCATGTATCCGCCCAGGCCGGCGAAGACGCGGCTGGGTGAATGGATGCCGAGGACGCTCTTGAAAGCGCCGATCGCCGCGTGGCCCAGCGCCTTGACCCGGTTGACCAGTGTCATGGGGTTCAACATGCTGAGCAGACCGCTCATCAGGAAACGCCCGACGCGTGGCCCCCAATCGGCGATGAAGGTCCCGGCGCTGACAAAGGCGGCGCGCAGCGTCCCCCAAAAGCCGAACCAGGCGGCGCTGATCGTATCCCAATGGTTCCAGGCGGCAACGACCAGCGCGACCGCGCCGGCGATGGCCGCGATGGTGGCGAAGATCGGAAACAACCCGATCGATGCCACACCGCCGGCGACGCCCATCGCCAGCAGACCGGCGTTGATGAGCGCGATCGGCCCCATGATCGCGGCCAGGATGATGCTGCCCGCGCCGATGGCGAAGAACAGCCCGGCCAGCGCCCCGGTCAGGATGACGGCGAACTTGATCAATTGGGGGTGACGGGTGGCGAAAGCGCCCATGCGCATCGCGATCGCCGTGAAGCGCAACGCGCCCTCTTTGATCATCGGCAGCATCGACTGACCGATCGATAGCGAGACCGCCTCAAAGGCGTTTTTCGCGATATCGGTCATGCCCTTGGCGGTGCTGATGCGCGACGCAAATTCGCCTGCCATCGAGCCGGCATATTTCGAGCGGTCGCCGACCAGATCGAGGCGCTGCTTCACACCGTCAAGATTGGTCAGCAGCGGGGCAATCGCGCCGACCGATTCGGTGCCGAACATCTCGCTGAGGATACTGGCCTGTTTGTCCGGACTGAGCTTGCCGACCCGTTCGAGCAGGTCGACAATCGTCCCGCTGGCATCGACCTGCATCGACTTGGCGAGCTTGACCGCGTCGAGGCCGAGCGAGGAAAAGGCCTTGGACTGGCTCTTCGTCGCCGAGCTGCCCTTGGTCATGTTGAGCAGCAGGTTCTTGATGCCGGTTGCGGCGACCTCTTCCTCGACACCGATCGAATTCAGCGACGACGCCAGCGCAGATACCTGGGGCGCGGCGATACCCGCCACCTTGCCGAGCGGGCCGATGCGCGTGACGATGCCGGCGACCGAGGACGCGTTGCCGCCGAACTTGTTGGTCAGCGCGTTGACGCGGTCGCCGAGCGCGCGAACCTCAGGCTGGGTCATCTTAAACGCCTGTCGCCACTTCGCCATGGTCGCGCCGGCATCCTCGGCGGTCATGTCGAAGGCGATACCCATCTGGGCGGCGTCGTCCGTGAACGCGACCAAGTCTTTCGCCTGGGTGCGCAGTGGGCGGCCGAACGCATCCATGCCGACGCCGGCCGCGCCCGCTGCCGCCGCGATCTGCGACAGCTCGGTCGCGGTCATCGGGATTTTCGTGGTCAGGTTGATGATATCGTTCGTCATCCCCTGAAGCTGCGGGCCGGCAAGCCCGGTCACCTTGGCGACGCCCGCCATCCCCTCTTCAAGATCCATGGCACCGCGCGCGGCCATGACCAGTGGCGCGCCCGTCGCCGCGCCGATCGCGATGGCGGATGCGCCGCCCGCCGCGATCCCGCCCGCCCGGTCCTGCACCCGCGCGAAGCCGTCACGCGCCGAGGCAAGACGGCGCTGGCGGTCGGCGAGCTGGGCCATGCGTCGCTCCTGTTCGCTCAGCGCGTCGGTCGCCTGCCCAGCACGGCGTTCCAGATCGCGTTCATGACGCGCCAGGTCGCGGGTGCTAATGCCGGCCGTCTCCATGCGGGCGCGCAGTTCGCGCAGTTGTTGCGCCTCCTCAGTCCCGCGCCGGCGAACCGCCTCAAGCTGGCGTTCCGCCTGGGCCAGATCGCGGGTCATGGCGCGGGTCGGATTGGCGGTGCTAGCGATGGCGGCACGGGCAGTCGCAAGATTGCGACGGGCCGCGCCCAATTCGGTGCTGGTCTGGGTGATCCCCCGGCGCAGGTCGCGAAAGCCCGCGACATCGGCCTGCGCCCGCCTGATGTTCTTCAGCTCTTCACGGGCGGTCCGCAGCGATTCCGCCGCGCGGCTCGATCCCGCCGCAAGATCGCGCAGCGGCCGGGACGCACGGTCTCCGGCCTCCAAGAGCATGCGGATGCGCAACGTGCGGTCCATGGGTCAGCGTTCCCTCTGGGCGCGCCGCTTGGCGCGTTCCAGCGCGTCGGCCCGCCAGCCGAGCAGTTCGGCCAGTGTCATGTCGTTCATGGTGGCGGGTGCCCAGCTCCACAATTCGGCCAGGTCACCCATGATCGGCTCTATGCGCTCTGGGAGGCCGCCTGCTTGACGGCCTTCGGCAGCAAAAAATCGACGATTTCGCCACCCAACTGGACGAAGTCGGCCGGGTCCATCGCCGCGACATATTCCTTGTGCAGCACGGGATTGGTCAGGCGCGGTGCCAGCTTCTCGATCTGCGCATAGTCGCAACGGCTGATCACCGCCGAAATATCGATGCCGCGCAGCTCGCCGGCCGAGGGACGGCGGACTTGAATCTTGGTGCCCGCTTCCTGCACGATCTTGTCCCCGATCCGAATGGGAGCATCGAGCGTGAAGTCGCTGAAAAGACGGGCAGTGGTCGCGGTGCTGTCGTTCTGGTCGGCCATGGTGAAAGTCCTGTTCGGGAAAGGCCCCGCCGGGAACATCAACCGGCGGGGTGGAAGGTCAGGGGATCAGGTCAGCCGAGGCCGAGCGCCTCACGGTGCGGTGCCATCAGGTCGACGCCGCCCACCATCTCGACCATGCCCAGCACATCGATCTCGATCTCGACGACACCGTTCCAGGTCAGCTTGTAATAGGTGAGGTTGCTCTTGACCTTGAACTCGGTGTCCTCGCCGGGCTTCCATTCGCCCATGTCGATTTCCTCGTGCCGGCCGCGCGTGACGATCTCGATCGTGTCGACACCGCCCGTGTCGTCGTTCAGGAACGACCCGACGAAGCGTTGATAGACGCCGCTCATGTTGAGCATGCCGTGTTGGCGCAGGATGCTGCGCATGGGGCCGCCATAGGTCGCCTCCATTTCGAGCGGCTCGCCGCCCATGTCGACCTTGACCGCGCGATTCATACCGCCGCCCCGATATTCTTCCATCTTGCGGGTGAGCTTGGGCGGCGTGATCGAGACCGTTTCGGCGACATAGGCCTCAGTCTCGTTGAACATCGTGGTCTGCTTAAGCTTGCTGGGGAACGCCATCGCGTTTGGTCCTTATGAGAGGGGGCGGGGGATCAGGCGGAGCCGACCAGCGCGGCGAAATCTGCGAAGAATTCGTCGGTGATCTCCTGTTCCAGCCCCAGGCCTTCCAGCGGGGGGACGGGCGTGTAGCGATAGGAGATGACCAGTTGCCCGACCTTCAGGCTGGCGGTCGGGTTCTTTGCATCACGAAACTCGGCCGCACCGCCCAGCAACTGACCGGCGCGCTTCATGCTGCGCAGCTTGTCGCTGATCTGCTCGGCGATGTATTTTGCGAGGCTGGGCACAAGCGGCTGATCGATCGCCAGCACCATGCCGAGCGCGACGGTATCGGCTAGGATATGGGCGGTGCGAGCCGCGCTTTCGAAAACGAAGTCACTGTCCTTGGCCGCGCAGGTGCGGTTGCCCCAGAACCGCAGCGCTCCGGCGATGCGAACGACGGTGACCAGTTCGGAGGCGTTGAGCACGCTGGCGTCGCTGGTCGGGTCCTGAATGTCGAACGACACACCGGCGGTCAGGCCGTCGATGTCGTTCAGCGCGACGTTGGAAATCGTCTTGTGGAACCCTTGTGTCTGGTCGATCGCGGCGCGGGCACCGAGCGCGACGGCCGCGACGGGAACGGCGATGCTGGCACCGGCCGCGCCGTAGGGCGCGGTGACGCCCGGCCACAGGAGCGTCAGCTCTCGCGCGTTGGGGAACAGGGCGCGGTGGGCGATGGCTTCGCCGCGATCCTTGCCCAGGGCGGCGGCATAGACGCGGGCGCGCAGCTTCTTACCGACTTCGACCAGGGCCTTGGTCACCACTTCGCTTTCCAGGCCGGGCGCGCCGATAATGCGGGGATGCAGATCGATCTGGGCCGAGGCGGTGAGCAGGGCCTGCATGCCCGTCTTCACCCCATTCTCATCCTTGCCAATGATGGCGGTCGCGGTGTCCGCTGCATTGGCACCCGGCGCGATGCGGATGACGACGATCGGCGCGGACACCTGCCCCTTGATCGCTTGCAGGCAGGCGCGCAGCGTGCCGGTGTCCCCGGCCTTCTCGATCGCGTCGTCGATGTTGGTCACCTTGACCGGGATGTCGAGGGGGAAAGCCGAAGCATCGGCTTTGGGCGCGGTGACCACCAGGCCAATGACGGCGGTGGCGATCGTCGCGATCGAGCGTGTGGCGCTTTTGGTCTCGCCGACCCGGATGCCGTGGAAAAAGTCAGTCATGCATTGACCCCTTGGACAAGCGCCGAAAGGGCGCGGACGGTGGTGGAGGTGGAAAAAGCCGGGGTTCCGGCGACATCGACGCGGCGACCGGTAACCGTCAGCACCGCGTGGGACGGCGACAGACCCGGCGACAGCGTGACGCGAGCGATGCGTGCCCGGCCTTCCTGTCGCAGCAGCGCAAGGGCCGCAGCGGCGAAGATGCGCGTGCGGCCGAGCGTATTGTTGGGCTGGTCGAGCTGTTCAGGAACCAAGCTGCCATAGTCACGCCGCCCGATACGGGTGCCGAGCGGCGTGCCGAGGATGTCGGCAACCGACTGGTCGAGGTGGTCGACACCTTGGCAGACCTTCCCAGTATGGCGATCCATGCCGATCACAGCGGCTTGCCCGAAACGCCCTGACCCGGCTGCACCTTGTCGTGGACGTGATCCTTCAGGCTCTTGCCGCCGCCCACCACATCGTCGCTGGCGGTCAGCTTGCCCGTCACGTCGACGGGACCGTCGACCGAGAGCGGGCCTGTCACCGACAGGCCACCATCCGCGACGATCGCGGCGGTTCCGCCCGATGGCAGCGCGATCGTCAGTGCGTGAGTCGCGGGATCATAGGCCAGGCGCGCGCCGTCCTCGAATGCGATCACCGTCGATCCGTCCTGGGCGGGGTTGGGATGCGCGTTGCTCGACAAGCTGCCAGCGATGATGGCGCGATCGGTATCGGCCTCGGGCGCGATGACCAGCACCTGTTCGCCGATCGAAGGCGGCGAATAGATCCGCGTCTTGCCGGCGCGCGGCATGAGCCAGGGGATGTCGCCGGTGATCAGGTCTTCGAACTGGACGCGCGCGGTTCCCGCAGCGTGGTCAACGGATATGACCGTGCCTTCGCGTGCGAGGTCGCCAAGCAGGCGTTGAATATCGGCAGGATCGGCCATGTACGCGACCATGGCCGGCCTGTTTGATCATGCGAGACCCTGCTCTTGTAGAAAGCTATTCTACAAGAGCAGGGTCAGGGGGTTGGCTTCTGTGGCGGGTCGAGCAGGGCTTCCAACTTCGCAATGAGCGCCGCCTTGCGTTCCGGGTCGCGTTCGCCAGGGATCAGCGCGATCAATTGGCTTTCGGTCAGGGCCGTATCGTTGTCCATCATACCACCGGTGTGAGTGCGTTCTGGTTGCTGCTGTTCATGTACCAGTGACCCGGCTTCAGCCCCGCCAGTTTGGCATCCTCGTTGGATGGGTAAGGCTTGGGTAGGAACTCGACGGTCGAGCCATAGGGTTGCAGCTTGAGCGGCTTGGGTGTCCGGTCGCCAGCGCCCTGCGCCTGGATCGCGCAGGCGTCGCCGTCCGCGATCAGCGCCAGCGCATCGCCCGTCTTGCCGTCCTCGAAATCCGGCGACTGCACGCCGATCGTGCCGACCCCGCTGACGCTATGCGCCGGGGCGGTCGTGCCCGCCCCCAAGCGCTCGACCAGCGTCGTCTTGCGGTTGGCCTTGGCCTGCCGATCGACGATGCCGCGACCCGATGCGATCCGGTCGAAGTCGATCGAGCCGCTGACGCCACAGCGCCGGTTGGTCGGGTCGATCATGACGCCGGCGGTCGGCTGGCCACTGGCCTCCCCGAAATCTTGCGGCGTCACCGCGTCGGTCACGTCGCTGATCGAGCCGATGCCGATCGTGATTCCGTCGCACCCATTGGCGATACGGATGCCGCCGAGGTTCGACCGCATGAGGTGGAAGTTGGAAATGGTGACGAAATAGGTCTGGTCGTTGAAGATGATGTTATAGGTCGCCGAACCTTCGCAATTGATGTTTGTCATGGTGATGCGCGCGCACAGCTTGTCGAACAGGATGTTGTTGCCGGCGGTCGATCCCTTCGGCCCTGCGCCGAATAGATATTGGCGGACGAAGATGTTAACCAGGTTGAAGCCGGAGACATTGTAGTAGGCGCTGATCGCCTCATCCGACATGATGCCGGTGGCGAAAAAGTCCGTCAGATTAATCTGTTTGACGGAGCGCAGGCCAAAGCCTGTCGCGCCAATTTTGTCCTGATAGAGGTCCGAGGCGGTCACGCCGATGGTGTTTTCGAACGATAGCGCGATATAGCCGATGTCCACACAGCGCAGCTTCTTGACCGAAACGTCGTGCGCCATGTTGAAGCGGATGCCGCCGCCCTTGGCGTTGACATTCGACAGTCGGCCGTAGCCGTCGAACACGACGTTCTTGACCGGCGCATAGACATGGTAGACGCGGATATAGGTACGGTCCGGCATCGACACATTCAGTTCGTAGCGCAGATAGACCGATGTGCCGACGATGCGGTCGACGATGTTTGGTTCGTTGATGATGTCGGCCAAGTCCTTGATATAGGCGATCTGGATCATGTCGCCGGGGCGCAACTCGCTGGCGTTGGTCACCTCGATCACCCGTTCGAACCGGAAGATCGGATTGAGGACGGGACCGATATCGCCACCCGTCAGGCCCAGTCCCGCGAAACCATAGTCGTTGACATCGGCGAGGATGCCGGAGCCCGGTTCGAGGCGGTGGCGCATGTCCGACGCCAGCCGGATCTGGCGCGTCGTCGCCAGTTCGCGCCCCTGCGGATAGATAATCTGGCGGGGCTTCTTGTCGATCAGCTCCTGATAGTTCTGACCATCGTCGCGGCGGCCATCCATCTTGCAGAACAGGGTGGCGTTGACCTCCTGCCCGACCAGATCGCCGAGGAGCTTGGCATAGACGGGTGCGCCGAGCGGGTGGTTGATCTTGATTCCGTCCGCCGTCTGACGAACCCATGCGCCGTTCTGATCGGGCGCGATCGTCGACGATCCGTCGTCCGTATAAGGCGCGTTCTTGGTTTCCCAGTTGAAACGTCCATCCGGCACGGTGGCGTCGCCAGCGAGCGAGGCGATGCGGCGCAGCGGATCGGAACCGCGCAGCGCGTCGACGCTGTCATAGGTGTTCTCGGCCGCGCCGGGGTCGCCGCGATCGCCCTTGTACCAGTTCTGCAGGAACGGGACGATCAGGTCGCGGAAAGCGGCCATCGTCGTGCCCTTGGTCACGCCGGCCTGAACGACCGGGAGTTGTTCGTCGCCGAGCAGCTTGGCGACGATGGGAAGTTTGCTGATCTTTGCCATCGCTCAATAGCCCCAGGCGCGCCAACGGAAGCCGCCGGCCTCCACGCAGGTGGATTGATGATTCTGTGCGAACAGGACGGCGCGGTCGGGATAGAGCGCGACTTCCTGCACGGTGGTCTGACCATCGACGGTCTTGTTGGTGTTGATGGTCATGGGGAGCACGCCGGCGCAGGCGTTGGGAAAGGCGCGCGGAAAATTCAGCGTAAATTCGCCTTCATTGGGGGGGCGGTCACCTTGCCCCCACATCTCGACGAAGCCGTCCGGGTGGATGCGCCAGCCGGTGTTCCCGAGCTGGCTGGAATAGGCGTTGCGCAGGGACCACGGCGTCAGCGCCACCGAGTGGTCCGCGCCCTCACGCACCTGTTCGGGGGTCGCGGCCGCGACGGACAGGACAGGGTTATTCTCGATCGTCCCGCCGCCCGTGACCAGGCCGCTGCCCAGCACCTTATGGCCGATGACCCACTTGATCGACTCGTCGACGGCCTTGGTCAGATCGGTGAGCAGGGTGACGACGGGCGATACCGCCGCGACGATCATTGCGCGCGCGACAGCGACGGTGGTGACGCGCACCGGATCGCTACCCGCCGCCCCCTCAGCCAGGGTGGCCAGTTCGACCACGCCCTTCACCTCAGTTGTCGCGGGCGGGTTGAGGAAATTGGTGTCGCCGAAGCGCAGTTCGCGCACGTCGCCGGTCGGGAAGGCGATGTCGATCGCCGAGAGGAACGCCGCGCGCGGTGACTTCTCGAACAGGCGATCGGCCTGACCATAGACAGCGAACAGCGTACCGTCCGCCAGGAACAGGCCAAAGCCGCGCGCCGTGTAACCGATCTCTTCATCGTCGCGCATCGTCATGTGGACGATGTTGTCACCGACCTGTTGACCGGAGATGGCGGACAGGCGGCGGAACTCGCCGGGCAGCTTGTCGAGCGTGGGCGCGACGACGAAGACCGCATCGGTCAGCCCGACCTTGGCGATCGTCAGGTCGAGGTCATCGGCTAGCTGGGCAGCGGTGAAGCGCTCCAGCCCGGCCGTGGTAATCGTCAGCGTGAGCTTCATGGGGCGGTGTCCAGATAGCCGGTGTCTTCGGTTTCGAGCGGTTCGCCATCCTCGGTCTGGAGGAGGAGAGCCCATGACGTTGATGTGTCGGTCGCCAGTTGCGCTTCGTCGCGCGTGTAGGCCGCAAGCCGAGCCGCGCCCTGAACCCCAACCCCACCGGTCAGTTCGATGGTCTGGACGACCCGGAGATGTTCGCGCAGCGGCTTGACGCGCTCGACCGCGCCGATGATCTCGTCGACGATCGCGGCCTTGGTCCGGTCACCGCCAGCCGCGCCGGCGCTGGTGACCAGCGGGATGTGGATCTCGAAATTGTGGGGGGCCAGGCGGTCGGGCTCCTCGTGCCACTCGACCACCTTCGACAAGTCGTCGATGCGCGACAGCACCATATCGACCGAGGCACGGGTCCCTTTGATGCGGTGGAGCGCGATCGACTCGGCGACCGCCCGGCGCTTTACCGCCTCGGACCAGGCGCTATCCCAGGCGTCGACGGACAGGCCCCAGGCCAGCCAGGGGAGCCATTTGGCGTCGATACGCGCCGGATCGACCAGGGTGTCGATCGGTGTGGCGACATCGCTGATACGCGACACGCCGGCCTCCAGTGCGCGTTCGAGCGCGGTGGCGTTGGGTGGGAGCAGCGTCACGATGCATAGCCCCCATGCTCGATGACGATGTCGGTGCACCAACCGGCCTGAGTCCGGTCGCACACCACATCGTCGACCGGATCGATAAGGACGACGCGGTGGACGCCGGCGACGGTGAGCGCGGCGCTGATCCCCGACCGGGTCAGCGTGCGACCAAGCTTGCGATTCTCGGTCAGATAGGCGTCGAGATTGGCACGGGCGGTCGCCAGCACCACCGACAGGTCAGGCCCCGCGAAGGTGAAGAGTTGCGCTTTGATCCTGAAGTTGCGGATTTGCGCCGACCGGACGCTGACCGCATCGCCGAGCGGTCGCTTGGCGCTGGGGCTGGTCGCTTCGCGCACGGCCGCGACCAGATCGCCCGGGGCGGTGCCGTCGCCGGTTCGCGACAGGACCGACACCAGGACTTCACCGGGCGCGGGGGAAATCGCGCTGGCGTCCAGCACGTCGCCGGCCGCACCCTTGGCGAGCGCGACATAGGCCAGTTCCGGCCCTGCGGTTGAAAAGGCCTCCGGTGCCAGGACGATCCGCTGCCGATATTCGTCATCGCCTTCCATCACCGCCGGCGCGCCGGTCGACAGATCGGCGGGGGTGATAGTGCGCCGCGCGACACCGACCAGCGCGCCGAGATGATCGAGGTTGCTGCCGCCGGCATAGGCGACGAACAATTGCAGGGCGGCGTCCTGAAACTGGCGGCGCAGGAGCAGCTCGCGATAGGCCCCGACCTGTAGCACCTTGACGGCCGGATCGCTGTCGACCGTCGCGTCGAAGCTGGGCAGCAGCGCCTGCACGTCCGCCACCATGGCGGCGACGATCGCGTCGAAGTCGAGCTGTTCGACCAATTCGGGCGGCGTCAGGCGCGACAGGTCGATGGTGGTGGAGGTGGCGGCCATACGCTGGCCATGTCAGTTGCGGCGTGGACGCCTGACCACCCCGCGCTCTTGTAGAAAGCTATTCTACAAGAGCGCGGGCGGCGACGTGATCGAGCAGCATGTCGAGCGCCAGGTCGCGTTCCGGCTCGGTCAAGCCGAGCAACTCGCGGCGGGCATAGCGGACCTTGCGACCGCCCTTGGTCACCGCGTCGGTCAGCCCCTCCTGATGGACGCGGGCGATGGCAGCGGCGCGGCCGGTGAAGCCTATCCATGCCTCGGTGTCGGTCGATCCACTCTTTAGAAACTTGGTCGAGCGGAGCTTGCGGAACATCGCGGCACGCTTGATCTGGCCGCGCCGGCGCAACCGCCCTCCCCCCTCCTGGGCGCGGCGGGCGGCGAAGGCCGATCCATCCGGGTTTTGCTGGCGACCGATGCGCTGTGACTGCGAAGCGCGGATGGTGCGCGCCATCTTGCGCAGCAACGACCGGCGCTCCTGCGCGGACAGGCTTTGCAGGAGGTTGCCGGCGAGCTGTTCGATCGGCGCGAAATCGTCCATCAGGCGGGCACCACCACCGCACTGGCTTCCGCGACCAGATCATCGGCGATCCCGGCCCAGAAGCGCGCGCCCTCGGCCCCGGGAAAGGTGTCGGGCGGGATGATGTCGTCGAGATGGGTCGTGATCGTGCCAGGCTTGCCGGCGACCACGCCGCGCTCCACCTTCACCCGCTCGGTCAATTCGATCGTGATCGACAGGTCGATCAGGTCCTTGGCGAGCAGCTCGGCTTCGAACGCGAACGGCTCGCTATCCTGCTTCTGCATCAGCTCGGGCTGGTTGACGGCGATCCAGCCGATGATGGGCACGATGACCAGATCGATGTCGCCGGCGAAATCCTCGACCACCAGGCTGGCGGTGTAGCGATATTCGAAGGATGGAGAGCCGGCGCGGGCGGCGATGCGCCCGCGATCGGCGAAGGCGGCGAGCTTGGAGGGATCGGCCTTGAGCTGGGGGATGGAGCGGATCAGGAGGGCGCGCAGCCCGTCGAGCTTGGTCATGGAACCTCCAAATCGTCGACGGTCACGACATCGATCGTCGCGCGGTTTGCGTCGAGATAGGCGAGGAGCTGGTCGAAGGCCGGCCGCCAGTTCGACATGGAGCCGCTCAGCCCGTCGTGAAAGACGATGAAGCCGACGCCCTTTTGCGACATCGCGCGGTCGACATGGTTTTTCCAATAGGTCGAGAACAGCACCGTGCTGTTGCCCCACTGAAACTCCCCCGCCCCCATCGCCCGGATGCGCATCGGATCGCCCCAGGGATAGGTTTCTACCGTGCCGAACTCGCCGAAATAATAGGCGCGGACCGACCGGTAATTCCGAAACATCGGATAGGTGAGCATGTTGGTGGGACCGACATTGCCGAAATAGGAGCCGTGGCCACCACCGCTCAAGCCCATCCCATTTTGCCAATTGCGCAGCTTGGCGGTCTCGGCCGTGCGCTGATCGGCGGTCATCGACTCGATGCCGCCCGGACCGACATTATTCTCGGTCGAATAGGCCTGACTGGCGATCTGCCAGCCGAGATAGTCGTGCAGCGTCTTGACCTGGGCGATGGGCAGCTTGCCGGTGCGGCCGGTGTCGACAGCCGGCGACAAATACAGGACGCCGCGAAAACCATAACGCGCCATGGCGCGGGCGGCGTAGTTGATGGTCGCCGGATACTGGTCGTCGAACCCGATGACGAACTTGGCCTTGGTCAGTGCATTGGCGACCAGCTCTACATTGCCGACCGCGATTGACATTCCGGCCGAGCTGTTGGCCTGCATCGTCACCATCGCCCAGGTGACGGCCGAGAGGTTCGCGCCGCTGCCGACCGCCGTGAACGCGCTGACGGGGATAGTGAAGGACCCCCAGCGCTGCTCGGCGTTCTTCTGGCCCTCGCGGATCAGGCCGGCCGCGTTGTACTCGTGATAGTTGGCACCCGGCGAGGACGGGTTGCCCTCCGAATAGAGGCGGATTTTATAGCTATCGAGGCGCGGTTCGACATTGGCGATCGGCTTCGTCCAGATGCGGATGAGCTGCCCCGTCGCGATGGCGGGGCTGGCCAGCGTCGCGATCGGGCGGAACTGGCGCGCGTTGAACGATGCGAGCGTGATGGTCAGGCGGGTATCGCCATAGAGCGGATCGGTCGCGACATCGCTCGCCTCGCCGGGCGCGCCGTTGAGCCGTGCGACCTGATCAAAGGAGGCGAGGACGGCGATGGGCGCGGCGACGCGGTAACGCTGATAGGCGCGCCCGCCCACCGCCGGCCCCTTGTCGCCGTCCGCCGGCTGGTTCGGCCATTCGGGGCTGGGCAGCGCGGCACCGGGGGCCGGCGGTGGAACGATGATCTGGGCAGCGGCCGGCACGGCCAGGAGAAGCGCGGCGAGCGCAATCAGGATGTTACGCATTGGGGACCCTCGACAGAGTGACGTTCGCGCCGGCGGTGCCCGTCAGCACGACATCGACCACCGTTCCGGCCGCGAATTGCAGGGAGGTGCCACCGCCCACATCGACGCCGCCCTTGGTCAGGAGCTGCACCATGTTTCCGGCGGGGTCGCGGTATCGCAGCGCAATCTGTCCATAGGTCGAGCACGCCTGCGCCAGCACATAATTGCCGCCATAGAGCGCGACCGGCGCGCTGGCCGCGTTGGCGGCGGCCAGCGCGACCCGTTCCTGCCGGCGATCGGCCGTGGCGGCGAAGACCGCGCGGCGCTGTTCCAAAGTCGAGCGGGCCATGGTCACTCCTTGGCCGGGCAGGCACCCGGCGACATCCAGTTGGTCAGACGGTCGAGGCGATCGGCGTTGACGCCGGCCGCCCGCGCCAGGCCGATCAGGCCTGCGCGCCATTTGGCGGGGATGGTCGCCATCAGCGCGGGATCTTGCGCCAAGGCGGCGGGACGTTCGGCGCAGGCGAGCAGCTCGGCCGGCGGACGGGCTGGCTCGACCGCGACCGCGACAGGGGGCGGCGGGACCGTGTCAACGTGCCGGCCGGCGCAGCCCGGCAAGGTCGCTGAGAGCAGCGAACCAGTCAGCGCCCACAGTGTCATGTTCAACTTTGCCATTGGCGGCCTCCATTCGGGTTTCAGCGGCGCGGGCCTGCGCCAGCGCGGCACGGGCGGCCTGCGCATCGGCGCTGGCCTGGGCATTGGCGCGGCGCATCACGTCGGTCAGCAGGCGAACCGATTGCTGGTCGATCGCCTCGCGATCAGCGCGGAGCTGGCGGGCACGGTCTGCACAGGCCTCGCCAGGCCCGCGCATATGCTTGGCGGTCCACTTGATCCCCACCGCCGCGCAAACCAGCTCGGCGCGGCGCAGCACGTCGTCACGGTCGCGTTCGGCGTGACGCGCCTGCACGTAGAGCCAGGCACCGGCGATCACGACGGCGAGCAGCAGGATGAAGCGCAGTTCACCCTTCAGCCGGCCGAGGAGCGTGCGAAGCCAGATCATCGGGGTTCCTTTCCGGTCAGCATCATCGCCTCCAGCCGCACGGCGCGGTCGCCGACCTGACGATGCCAGAGCGAGGCGCGCATACCGGCGACCGCGCCGGCCCAGTCGCCGCGTTCGATCTTCGGCAGCGTGCCGGTGAAGGCGCGCAGGCCCTTGCCCTTACGCGTCTTTGACGGTGGCCAGCCGATCCCCATATTGAAGCACATGTTCAGCATCACGCGCTGGCGCACGGGATCGAGCTTGCGCCACCATGAGAGGTGCCGATCCAGATCGGCTTCGGAGCGGGCGATATCGTTCGCGAACAGCGCGTCCGACTGTCCTTGCGTGATCCCGCGCGCGATGCAGCTCGCGACGGTGATCCCCAGGGTGGCGGTCTCCTGGGCGGTGATGCCGACCTGATCGAGGTTGCGGCCCTTGCCGATCGTCAGATAGCCTTTGGAGCAGCGATAGACGGCCAGCTTGTCGCCTTCGTCGCGCGCGATCTCACGCGCCAGGCGGGCACGGTCATAGGTCATTTCGCGCCCTTTCGACCGGTGATGACATCGATCAGGTTGAGGAGCATCGGCGCGCGCTCGACGATGCCGGCGATCATGGCCGGGGTCGCCTTGAACGCGGTCATCCCGACCACGAAGCCAACCGCCTGCAGGACATAACCATCCCAACCGGTCAGCGAGGCGGCGAGGTTGCGCGCGAAATAGCTGACCGTGATACCGACCATCATCTGGGTGACACGCTGCGTCCAAGTCAGGTTCTGTTCGTAGACCAGGCTGACCGCAGCACCTGCGGTGCCTGGGACCAAGGCGGCGAGGAAAGCCAGGGCGGCTTCCACGACTTCGTGGACGAGTTTGTTCATCATCAGTCCCACAGATTGAGGGTGTCGCGCACCTTGGCGGCGGGCGTCGGGGTGTCGGGCAGGCGGACGGGGGTCCCCTTCGGCAGGACGGGACCGAGCGCAGCGAGGCCGGGGTTCGCGGCCAGCACGGCGGGCAGATCGACGGGACCGAGCCCCCGCGCGCGCCAGATCAGCGCATCGAGCGTATCGCCCTCGATCGCGCGCACGGAGTCCATCAGATCAGCTCGACCGCGCAGCGACCGACATTCTTGATGTCGCGGATCGCGAAGGTGGAATCGCGGCGCAGCTCGCCGATGGTCGGGTCGAGCAGCTCGGCCCCGCGCTGGCCTGCGCCGGTGATGTCCATGTCGCGGTAGCGCTCGATCAGTTCGGCCTTGGCGGCGGTCGAGACGGCGCGCCGATAGAGCAGGATCAGTGCGCTTTCGCCGTCGATCTCGGGCAGGTCGGTTGCGACCTGGGCAAGGCTGGCCGCCCCATCGGCGCGGCGCGCGCGCGACCAGTCGGCGAGGTCGCGGAAGACGCCGATGGCCGCCGCGATCAACGCTTGGCGAACCCGCTCGCTGGTCACGCTGTCGCTGACCCGGTGCTCGGCGCGGAACAGCGTCGGGTCGATCGCCGGAAACCACGCGCCGGTGTCGATCGGGCGATCGGGCGATTGCGCTTCGGGCACGACGGGGTCGGGCATGAAGACGTTCACGCGGCGATGATCCGGGTGATGACCGACAGGGCGATCAGGAACACGACAAACCCGACCGCCGCAGTACCGGCCGCGCAATAGGTCAATTCGCGCTTGCTGAATTCGACCGACGAAGGGGACCACACGTTGATGGTGGCCATGTCGTTCGTCGCCAGCAGCCAGGCGGACAGCGTCCCGAACATGCACGCCAGTATGCCGATGGTCTCGAAGATGATGGCGACGATGAAAATCAGGGCGGTCATGGTTGATCCTTCGGGCCGAGCGCTCCTCGGCATACGGGGGTGGGGATCAGGTCGAATGGCGGCCCTCAGCTCCGAAGAGCCCTCCCGCATCGCGTGATCCGCCCCCGAGCGCCGGGGGGCGAGACTGTCAGCCGGCGGTGCCGGCCTGTTCTTGGAAGGCGGTTGCCGCCTTAATGGCTTTTTCGAGCTGGGTGATGCGAGTCTTGGTGCCCGCGCGCGGATTCAGGTCCTGCGCGCGGCGCAGCACGCCCAGCGCGCGGTTGGCACCCGCGATGAAATCGGTGGGGCCGGTATCGATCTCGCCAGCCACGCGGGCCAGTTCGACGCCAAGCGCCTTTTGCAGTTTGGCCTGCACTTCGTCGTGCATGTCGACGCCGACGGTCAGCAATTCGACCTGTTCGAGCACATCAAGTGGAAAGACCTGGGAGGCGGCCTGGGCGCGGATCGCGGCCTCGGCGATCTCCTCGACCACCAGCGTCGCCGGATCGCGCTTGTAGCGATCGGGCATGACCAGGCCGAAGCGGAGGACGTGCTCAGCCATTTCCAGCGCGCGGGTCCAATCGCCGGTATCGATCGACCAGACCATGATGGTGGGAAAAACGTCTTCGGCTCCGGACGAACCGAGCACATTGCCGATCGTGCTGCGCCCGGCCTGAAGCAGGCCATCACACCAGTCGCGATATTCGGGGAGCATCTGGCGCTTGGCGGCGACCTTCAGCTCGGTCGACTTGATTTCCTTCAGCCGGCGCAGGTCATGGACCAGGCGTATCTTCATCTGCGCGGCAAGGCGGCTTTCAGCCGTACTGCCCTCGCGGGTCGAGATGGGGGCGCTATGGCCCGCCGCGACCGAGGGGGCGGTCGCGGCGGGGTGGGTGTGCCCGCTCCCCGAGGCAGGAGCAGACGCCGCTTTCATGGCAAGAACGCGTTCTTGCATCCGTCGAGCGAGGCTCATGGCGTGTCCTGTTGGGGAGCGGGTACGGGGTGACAGGCAGGTGCGGCCGCTTACGCGGCCGGCTTCTTGCCCATGACGATGTTTTCGATCAGCGCCGCCTTGCCTTCGTCCTCAACGACATAGGCATGGTTGACGCTCTCGTAATTCTCGATCTGGTCGCGCTTGGCGTTGTCCTCGATCTTGCGCCGCTCGGTGCCGATCTGTTCATAGACCGACAGGTTCGCGAGCGTGGTGATGAGGATCGCGTTCTTCGGGAACTTGGGGACGCGCACCGCCGTCAGACCGCCGATCTTCTTGTCGGAGAGCAGCACGTCGCGGGCAAGCTGTTCGGTGGCCTTGTCGCCGGCGGCATTGACGATCGAGAAATACTTGTCGTGCACCAGCTCGCGACCGACGATGGCAACCAAGTCGGTATCCTCGCGATAATTCTCGTGCAACAGCTCGATACCCTCGAACACCAGCGCGTCGATGTTGACGAAATCGACATCCTTCCCGACCTCGCCGGCACCGACGTAGATCGCGCCGGCCTTGGTCACGCGGCCGGTGGTGGCGTCGCGTTCGTCCGGCTTCAGCTCGCCGCCCGCCATGTGACGCTCGGGCGAGTCTTCGCGGATGTGCTGGAGCCAGCCCTTGTTCACGTCCTGAAGCAGCGGATAGGTCGTGGGATTGGTGGTCGCGGCGACGGTGACGCCGTTGAAACCGATCGTGATGATGTCGATCGCCTTGGCGTTGACGATCGCGTCGCGCAGCAGGGTCTGGAAATTGGGCTGATGCGCCCAGGCGTCCATCGTTTCGTAGCGGATGAGCGTATCGAAATCGGTCTTCTCGCAGCGATAGCGGCTCTCATCCAGATCACCGGGATAGCGCGGCGCCCGATCCTTCGCGCGGGTGTCCGTGCGGCTGGCAATCGTGCCCTTCACGCCGACGCCGACCTTGTCGCCTTCCTGGGCGACCACCGGGATGATGTTGATGCGGCTCAGAAAGTCGCTGCTCTGCTTCAGCTTGGCGCGCAGCGTCTGCGCGACCGCCGGGGCGACGGTGAACGACCGGCTGGGGTCGGTGACGCCGTTCAGCTTGCCGATTTGCTGGGTGTACTGGTCGTACTTGGTGCGGGTGCCATTGAGCATGGAAACGGGGTCCTGACGGTCTGGGGGTGGGTGCGGGAGGGGGCGATCAGCAGTCGGTCAGCACGTCCGCGCCGCCACCCGACACCAGCTTGCGGGAGAAGGTCGTGTCCGGTTCGCCTTCGAGCTTCGCCTTCAGCGCGGCGAATTCGCGCTGATGCGTGGCCTGGGCCTCGGCGATCGGCGCTAGCGCTTCGCTGATCGAACCGGCAACGGCGGCACTCATGTCGGCCGTGAACTTGCCCAGGTCGAAATTGTCGTTCGCGGGCTGGGCCGGTTCTTCCTTGGTCTTTTCCGGCTCGGACGGCTTGAAGTGTCCAGTCAGCTTCGAAAACAGGCGGTTGACGATGCTGTCGACCGGGTCCTTGCCATCCGCGTCCTCGGCGAAGGCGAGCGCCGCGCGCTCATCCGATGTGGCGATCATGCTGCCGTTCACGCGGCTGAAGTTCAGGCGCTGGGTGCCGATCGAGGCAGGGGTGTCGGTGAACGCCAGGCCGATCAGGCCCACCTTGCCGCTGCCCGCATAGTTCGGGGTCAGCTCGACGGATGGGTAGGGCTTCTGGTCACGCTTCGACAGGGTGAAGAGCTGATCGTTGGCGTCGACCTGGAGATACAGCGCGGGGCGCTTCTCGGTCTTGCCGGCGATGGTGAATTCGTCGACCTGCTTCTTGACCGCGATCACGTCGCCATAGCCGTTGAAGGGCGGCTCCGGGCTATAGCCGGCGATATGCTCGATATTGATGCGCGGGCTGTAGGTCTCGGCGTTGAAGGTCTCGACGATCTCGTCGATCATTTCCGGCGTCACCTCGCGGTTATCGCTGATCGTCTGACCAGCGACGAATGCGCGGAAAAACTGGCTCTTCTTGCCCATGGCGGCTCGGTCCTCGGTTCGGTCTCGGCTGGGCGGCGACCGCCCGGTTAGCGAGGCTCAAAGGGACCGAAGGCGGGCCGCTTCTCAAGGCGGTCCTCTTGTAGAAATGCTTTCTACAAGAGCGGCATGGGGCGGCGGTGTCGGGCGCGTGGCTAGGTACGCGCCACCATGTCGATCCTTGCCAACCCCCTGACCCTAGCGCCCGAGGACCGCCGCAATGCGGCGCGCAGCCTGTATTGGCGGGGGTGGAGCTATGGCCAGATCGCCGAGGAATTGCAGCTCAACCGCGACACGGTGAAGTCGTGGGGCCGGCGTGACCGCTGGGATGAAGCGTCCTCGATCCGCAAGCTGGAAGACTGCCTCGAAACGCGCCTGATGGTGCTGATCTGCAAGGAGAAGAAGACCGAGGCCGACTATGTCGAACTGGACGCGCTACGCCGCCAGGTCGAGAGCTTGGCGAAGGTCCGCCGCTACGAAGCGCCAGGCGGTCATTCGGGCGATCTGAACGACAAGGTCGCCAATCGCAATTCCGGCGAGCGCAAGCCGAAGGCGAAGAAAAACCACTTCACTGCCGAACAGGCCCAGCAACTGGAAGACCACTTCCTCGGCCAGATGTTCGGCTATCAGGAAACGTGGTGGGCCAATCTCAACCGCCGCACCCGCATGATCCTGAAGTCGCGCCAGATCGGCGCGACCTATTATTTCGCGTTCGAAGCGTTGATGGACGCGATCAAGAGCGGCCGGAACCAGATTTTCCTGTCCGCGTCGAAGGCGCAGGCCCACCAGTTCCGCAACTACATCGTCGGTTTCGCCAAGCTAGTCGGCGTGACGCTGAGCGGCGATCCGATGCTGATCACGTCGGACCTGCGCCCCGAAGGTGAGGCAGCGGCCGAGCTGCATTTCCTGGGCACCAATTTCCGCACTGCCCAGGGGCGCAGCGGCAATTTCTATTTCGACGAATTCTTCTGGGTCCACGGGTTCGAAGAACTGAACAAGGTGGCGTCGGCGATGGCGACGCACACCAAGTGGCGGAAGACCTATTTCTCGACGCCTTCGACCGTCGCGCATCTCGCCTATCCCTACTGGACCGGCGAGCGGCGCAACAAGCGCAAGAAGAAGGCGGATCGGGTCGAAATCGACACCAGTCACGCCGCCCTGAAGGACGGTCGCGAGTGTGAGGACGGGATCTGGCGTCAGATCGTCACGGTACACGATGCGATCGAGAGCGGCTTCAATCTGGTCGACCTCGACGAACTGCACGACGATCACCCGGATGATGAATTTGCCAACCTTTTCGGTTGCATCTTCGTCGACGACAGCCTGTCCGCCTTCAAGTTCAACGATCTGGTCGCGCTCGGTTGCGATAGCGAGGTCGAATGGACCGATTTCAATCCGGATAGCGCGCGCCCCTATGGTGAACGGCCGGTCTGGGCGGGCTATGATCCGCAGAACAGCGAAGAGGGCGACAACGCCGCGCTGGTCATCGTCGCGCCCCCAACCGAGCAGGGCGGGACGTTCCGCATTTTGGAGCGCCACCAGCTCCGGGGTCTCGATTTCGAGCAGCAGGCCGATTTCATCAAGGCGATGGTGTCGCGCTACAATTGCACGTATCTGGGGATTGACGCTACCGGCGTCGGCGCGGGCGTGTATCAGCTCCTCGCAAAGCCCGGCTCCCCGATCCGTGGCGTCACCAAGATCGAATATTCGCTCGAAGTGAAGGCGACCATGGTGATGAAGGCGCAGAACGTCGTGCGCCGGGGCCGCCTGTCCTTCGATCTGGGCCATCTCGACGTCGTGTCGTCGTTCATATCGATCAAGAAGACCATCACCGACAGCGGCCGGAACACGACGTTCAAGGCCGGCCGGGGCGGCGACGATGGCCACGCCGATATCGCCTGGGCGGTCATGCACACGCTCATAAACGAACCGCTCGACGGCCGCGAAGCGCCGAAATCCACCATGGAGATATTGTGATGCTCGAAATGCCCGTCTTCGGCGAAAGCAGCCGGGCCGCGCCGGCCGCTGCCGAGGCCTTCAGCTTCGGTGATCCCGAGCCGGTCAACGATCGTCGCGAAATCCTCGACTTGCTTCAGTGTTGGCACAATGGCCGGTGGTATGAACCGCCGATCAGCGTCGAAGGACTGGCGCGGTCGTTTCGCGCCTCACCGCATCACAGCTCGGCCATCCTGCTCAAACGCAACCTGCTGGTCGGCGCGTTCAAGCCGACGCCCTATCTGACTCGCGCCGCCTTCGAAAAGGTCGTTCAGGACTATCTGGTTTTCGGCTTCGGCTTTCTGGAACAGGTCCCCAATCGCCTGGGCGGGCTGCACCATCTGAAGCACTCGCTGGCGAAAGCGACCAGGCGCGGTGTCGAGGAGGGGCGCTATTTCTTCGTGCCGGGCAGCGAACCGGAAACCGAATTCCGATTTGGTAGCGTCCTGCAGATCATGCAGCCAGACGTGAACCAGGAGATTTACGGGGTCCCCGAATATATCTCGGCGTTGCAATCGACCTTGCTCAACGAGGCGGCGACGCTGTTCCGCCGCAAATACTACATCAACGGCAGCCATGCCGGCTTCATCCTCCACGCGACCGGCGAGTTCGCCGATGGCGATGTCGACAAAATTCGGGAGGCGCTGCGCCAGTCGAAGGGGCCGGGCAATTTCCGCAACCTGTTCGTGCATCAGCCAGGTGGCAAGGAAGGCGGGATCAAAATACACGGTATCGCCGAGGTGGGTGCCAAGGACGAATTCCTCGGCATCAAGAACGCCACGCGTGACGATATTCTCGCAGCCCATCGGGTCCCGCCCCAGTTGCTCGGCGTGGTGCCAGCGCAAGGATCGGCGTTCGGTAACCCGACCGACACGACACGCATGTTCTGGGCGCTGGAAATGTATCCGCTGATGACGCGGTGGCTCGATGTGAACGAACAGCTCGGGGGTAACATCATCGCCTTCGACGAGGCCGTGATGCAAGCGACGATCGCGGCGATGGTGACGAAGGCCGCTTGACCTCGGTTCATCGGCTCAGCCCGAGCGATTGAGCGCCTTCGAAATCAACCGGCGGATAGCTTCTGGCCTAGATACGAAGGGCGGCCCCTCATTCGCTATCCAAGCTCGAAGGCGTGCTGCGCGCCTCTCCCTTCACCGGCCCTAGCCGTCATTGAAACTACAAACCCAACCCCTTTGATTAAGGCCAATGATACGCCGGTAGGTAAACGGGGCAGTGAAGCGCTGAATAAGTGTCCGCTGCCTCGCTATTCGGCCCAGTCAATAATATATTGCGGAGGTTGCTGCATGGAGCCGATATTTCATTTATTGTTTGCAAGGACTGAGCGGCTCCCATTACACCCGCACCAATCGCAACTAAGCCGAATAGCACGTAAACGCACATCGCAATTCCTTGAATTTTTTTCTTTTCAACGACTGCGGAAAATGACTGAACATACAACCAGCCGGTAGGAATAACGAACAATACCACAAGAAGAGGATTGATAAACGGAGATATCTGCTGGACCGCAAAGGCGAGCAGAATTCCTAGACCAATCAATGGAGTCCAAATGCGGTCGAACGCCTTACGTGGGTCACCTTGTTCATCCATTGCGCCTGCCCCCTCGAAAAGCCATATTTAATCAATGGCGTTGTCTCAGTCGTCAATGGCAAAGGCGATTTGCCCGGGTCGGTGGAATTCCCTCGGTCACTCACGCAGAGCAACACAAGCCTATGAACAAAAGGGGAACATTGTATAATCGACGCATCGACTCGATGGAGGTGACGATGCTCGCAGAATATGGACAGGCCAAGGAACCCTTTGGTGCTTGGCTGATCGCGCAGAAGGATCGCGGCGACTGGATCGACCCGATCGCTGCCGCTGCCCGCGCTGACCGCGCCTTCCCCCGCAATGGCAGCCCCGAACAGGTCCGTGAGCGCCTGCGCGCCATGGGGGCCGATGGCGATGCCTTCGCGGCGCTGGATGATGCCGAGCTGGACTGGATGTCGTTCTGATGCGGCGCATGACACGCGACGAGGCCAGGCTAACCCTGCGCATCGCCCTCGGCCTCTATAAGCGATCTGAGAAGAAGGTGATGGGTATTAACACCGAGATACTTCGCGATCAGATGGTCGAGGATATCCTCCGCCGCATGATGGGGTCACCGCATAATGAGTCGGTGATCCTCCGCCCGAGCAATGTCGTGTCACAAGCTGGGGAGCGTGAGGGCTATTGGGACCGGGACGAACCCCATCCTGTCCCAATTTTGGAACGTAATAATATTACATTTGAAAGTTAATTTATGTCAAAAATTTTGTAATTTTATTTCTTGTAACTTTATTACATGAAAATTTCGTCGAAAACTTGCCACCCCAAATTGCGCGCTTTTCCCCCCGCCTCGCCCGCGTTCTTTCTATGTCCGAAAAGGTGCAGTGAGCATACTGGTCGGAACCGGCCCAGGACCTGGGCCTCGTAGCCATTAAGCCTAGGTGCGGCTGGGTGCACTTAGGTGCAGTTGGCGAAGTAAATCTTGGGGGCAGGTAGCACCTGCCCCAACCCGATCGGCTCAAACTTCGTAAAACGAATATGTGACGACGCGAATGCCGCCAGTGACGGATGTGGCCAGCGCGGATTTCAGTGTCTTTGATGACCCAGCAGGAGTGAATGACCCTGTCCAAGATGCATTCAGCTGCTCGTTAAAGTTGAAAACCTGTATCGTTGAACCCGACATGCTGACCCTCATATCGCCGGCATCCGTGATGAACTCCAGCGAGACGGGGCCGATTGCTGTATCGATAGTCGGCGTCTCTTGCCCTTCTCTCAATACGAACGAACCGGTGACTGCTGGCTTGCCGTTGATCTTCAT